TAATCTGTAATACCACGACTACCCGCTATAATAGTTTTCATTCAAAATCAAACTCTAATTGAATAGGTACTTTATAATTGATATCTAATTCTTCTTTGTTATTACTTTCATCATCATTAATATCCGATACTAAATCATCAATAACATCATCAATTACTCCATTCTTATTCATCATCTCGTCTAACCATATTTCCATAGTAGAGTTCATATTATTTACCAGCCTTGTCCATTAAAATACCCATAAAAAGCCATTGAATAGCACTTAACCAAGCAATTATTAAAGCGGTAAAAAAATAATCTAATAAATTGGTAGTATTAAATATATTAAATTGCTGTATTATAACTAAGAAAAATGCTACCCAATGGCCAATACAATAGCCACATGATACTAATTCTCCCAATAATTCATTTCTTTTACGAACCAATATTCTAAAATCTGAAAATAATACGCTTTCGGTAATAGTAAAAGATATAGATGCCGTGACAATTGAGAGTAATATTAGAGTTATTATCATGCGGCTAGAGTATACAACCTCCGCGACATCTTGCTACTGGTCGTAAAGCAAATTTATTTAACCAATTCATATTCTTCCTCCTCTAATTTGTTTAGTGCTGTTTTTGTTGAATCTATGGCATTGTTATAATCATGAATAAAAGTATCTAATAAAGTTCTATCTTCGGTTTTATCAACTAAGTATAGATTGTTATGATTGCTCCATACTAATCTATTTTCCCCGTTAAATTTGATAATAAACGCTTCATTTTGACAATGTTTGCGGAAACCCCGCTAATATTTATATGTAGAACATATCAATATTAGTTTAGTCTTTAAACCGGGGAGGAGCAAACATAACCTCCGTTATTAAGTAGTTTACTAACAGATTTGAATGTGTAGTGATCTCCACTATCGTATTCAAATACTCTTTTTTGAGTAGCACTATACCCTTTAACTAATACATACTCATTAGTATTAGTTTTAACGACATCTCCAGGGTTAAACTGTTTACGATATCTAGGAGTATTATAAGTACGAGTAGCTTGATATGTTGTGACTGAATGTTTATACCCATGTAGTTGTTTAAATTCTTCTAGAGAAATCTTATTAGATTCACCAGTACGAACACGACGATTATAAGCTACGATTTGACCATTAATTTTGTATACACGATCACGATTAGCGTAAATATTAGCTCGACTATGACGTTTAAACTTAATATAATTCGCAGTATAATTATTACTAGCTACTTGATCAATATTGTATACTAATCCATTACAACTAGACAATGATATAATCATAGCATCGTTAGAGTGACTTTTACTAATATTGTATTCTTGACGAATACCTTTAGTAATATTACCATAAGTAATTACAACGTTACTAAACTTGTTAGTTAATTCTGATACAATATATTTCATACCAGTGTTAACTACACTAGCTTCTTTAAGTTGAATTTCAGTACTAGTATAAAATTTAGGTAAAATCCCTGAATTGTGTATATTAGTATGACATTTATTACATAAAGTAACTAGATTACTATGATGATCTGAACCACTATTATACCTGGGTATAATATGGTGAACTTCAAATTTAGTATTCGGTTTAGAAGTATTACAACTTTGACAAGTATAATTATCTCTGTATAATACGTATTGTTTACTATTAGTTAAATTATATCTAGGTCCTTGTTGATACTTATATCCATATACATTAGGATTAACTAGTTTATGTAAATCAAATTTATTATACTCAATATGAATATTATCTAATTTACAACGATTATTAATTTTAGTTACAGCGTTAACATGATTAGTAATTAAATATTGTATAGTTGGCGATAACTTAGATTTATTTAAACGATTTCTCCAACGTGGTATTCTAAATTTAACTCCAGATTTATTTCGTTGATGTCTACGTAAATTTCGTTGCCTACGATTATTTCTACGTAATCTACGATACATTTTACGCTCAAGTATTAATTTCTTAATATCTTTAGTATTAATAATAAATGTACCAGTTACGAGAATTATAACCTTATTGGTTTTAGTGTTTACTTTCGTAACACTATACCCAATATTAGTATAACCTGGGTCAACTCCAATGTTATACTTAACATGAGTAATTGACTTGTATTTGAATTTCTTAAATACTTGTAAAACCTTATTACTACGCAAATATCTAGCTTGACCTTTACGTAACCACTTAGCGATCATATCCATCCGTTGAGTTGGATACAACGGTTGACGATCTTTATCTACGAGAAATATATACATGAGTTACTCCTATGTACTGGAGTGATAATAATGGTTTCCTTAGAACATATTAGTATAATACGTATTTTCGTTACCTACTAGTACGCAATGAAGACTGGTTACTTCCAGAGCTTAAGACTAGGAATTTATCTTAAGGTGAATACTAATATATATTCTTGTTCAAGCCCCGCTTTTTAAAGCGGGGTTATTGACTATCTAATTCCCAACCTGAATGTAATACCTCAAAATCATATAAAATTGGATATTCTATTCCATCAATAACAATAACTCGTCTTTCTTCTAAGTTTATATTCATACTGGCTCCAATAATTGATTACCCGATAACATAAGAATAGTATTATTAATATTGTTAATTATTTTTTCTTGTTCTTTTTTAAATTGATTTAATAGCAAAATATCATATGATGTTTCTGTATATTTATCCGTGGTATTTATCAATCTACAATCCCCCTCATATTCCCATACAAATCTAGTTATATTATCAATTTTAATAATATAGCCAATACATAGTTTATCTTCAAATATAAAAGGAAATTCTGTTAATACGAGATAATCATCATCTATTTCAATAACTTTATGCTCATTAATGTTCATTATATATTGCCTTTCTAGGTACTATCTCTAAGTAATTGTTCTATATAATAAGTAATGGTTTAATTCGCCATTCAAGATTTGGGTGTTTAAAATGTACTGGAAATGTACTTTTTAAAGCATCATAATCAAAATCTTGCCAATCAAATCCTGGGGGCTTATATTGAATTTCTTTACCATCAGCCCACGCTTTTATTACATCTGCATATTTATAGGGTTGACTCATTTTTACATATCTACCGTTATGGTTTTCCAATCAGTTACCCATTTTACAAAATCAGAGCTATTTTCAAGATCATCATCATTGGTATAATTATCATCTGTTTCAGTAAACCAAAAACCACGGGGATCTTTACATAATGCTACCCTATATTTTATAGTTTTGACTCTGGGTTTAATTCGCCATTCTAATTTTGGATCGTTGAAATTTGGTTGAAAAGGGAATCCAATACACATCCAATCATCATCATATAAAGCACCAATAGTTCGATATTGAATAGTTTCTCCATCAGCCCAAGCCTTTATCACTGTAGACCATTTATGTGTAATTTTCATTTTATCACCTATTGATTAATGGTAACTTCTGTCCATTCTGTTACCCATCTTATAAATGTTCTAGAATTCATGATCTCTTGTTCAATATCTTTATTGTTTACCATACTCAAATAATAGTTCTCAGCATAATTATCATAATTCAAAGCAACCCTATACTTAATTGTTTTGGGTTTAATTCGCCATTCTAGTTTTGGATCATTGAAATTTGGTTGAAATGGGAATACAACGTATATCCAATTATTGTCATATAATTCGCCAACTTGTCGAAATTGAATATCATATCCGTCAGCCCAAGCCTTGATGACTTCGGCATACTTATGTGGTGTGTTCATAATTCAATCTCTTCTATTTTCCAATCAGTTAACCATTTGATAAATTTGCCGTTATGGGGATGTACATAGCCATTTGTAACAGTATGTACAAAATAGGCATCTTTTTTAACATTATAAAACAACCCAGTTATATAGTCAACCTTAATCTTTTGTGGTTTAATCCGCCATTCTAATCTTGCATCACTAAAATCTAAGATGGTAGTTTGATTTAGAGTAATCCAATCATTATTTGAATTATCTTTTACTCGATATTGAATAGTTTCTCCATCAGCCCAAGCCTTGATTACATCTGCATATTTGTGTGGCGTATTCATTCTAAACCTCTATAATTTTCCAATTTTGTAGAAACTTGATAAACGTAAATCCGGTGGTTTTTATATAATTTGACAACATTATATTGTCAGATATCATTAATGAAATAACATGATGTTGCTGATTTGTTGGATCATAAAACAATCCAGTCATATACCTTATCGTTGAAGGTTTTGATTTAATACGCCATTCTAAATCAACAGCATTAAAATTTGGAGTCATTTTGAAAACGAAAAGCCTCCAAACATCATCCGCTTTGTGTTTGAATTCGATTTCCTTACCCTCTGCCCAAGCATTTATAACTTCGGCAAACTTATGTGGTTTGTTCATGTTCTAACCTATAGCATAAATTCGGTAAATTCGGCAGTTTTATCGCCATTATTGTCCCACATTGAATACATCGTAATAATTGCTATACCAGATCTGCTGAGATCATAATCCCCATCATTAGTTATTTCCATCGTGGCTCCGTGTTTTGCAAGTAGTTCAGCAAGTTCCTGTCTAAAATCATATTCACGGTCTGCTGGATTTTTCATATTAGGATCTCATCTAGATTTAGTTGATGATGTAATTATAGTTCGGGTTCACCTGAATGTCAATCAATTTATAAAAGGCTAATTTGGATTCAATATATCAATATGTATAGTATTCAAAGATTCATATGGTTCCACTAAAATTTCTACGGTATTTTTATCAAGTTTTTTAATGTTCATTTTTTTATATCTAGTTTGATCGCTATTTTCTATAAAATGAATAACATCATAAGAACTAATTTGCGATTTGTCAAATATTTCAAGATTATCTAACATATCTCTAATTTTCTTTAATGCAGTAGAAGTTTTGTCGTTTGAGGAATATTCATGTGGTTTGTTCATCTATACAGCATTGTTTAATTTTCGCCAAAATTATTCTCATTATATAGTCGTTTAGCTTTTTTTCTAACAGTTTTAAGATTTAAATGTCCTGTTGATAAAGCAATTATTGCCAAAGCTTGAATATCAGCATCACTTAAAGATGATAGAAATTCCTCATTATTCTTATCCTTAATGAAAAAATCAATTCCTCCTTTATTCCACCATTCTGCAAAACGAATTTCAGTGTTGGGTTCTTCGAACAATCCAGCGTGTACATTATATTTCATGGTTAACATTATATTTCTTCATCCTGCTTTTGTTTCAGTGAGATCATTATATAGGGAGTCCTTTCCCATGTCAACAACTATTTAGTGTTAAGACTATATTTACATAATTGTAATAGATGTTTCTTTTCAGTTTTACTGTGGGCTAATATCCATAAGTATCTATTTTTACCTAAACGATTTTCTGATATCCAATTAAGTTTTTTTGCCATAGTTTTTGTAATATTTACACCATTTTGACGAGGATGTCTTAGTCTACCAGTTTCATCTCTATAAAATGTGCGTTGAGCAGTTGTTCCAATAAAATAGGCATTAGTTGCTTTATATATTATACCCGTATGTCCTTCTGTTGGATCAGCAAATGATAACACGGCATATATATCTGGACGATCTATTTTAAGTAATTTTAACACTCTGGAAATAAACCAAGATTCAGTGTTTTTTGGTGTAACATCTAATATATGTAATCTATGTAATTCTAATACTGAATTTTTATAGTTTACACCAAATATAGATGACCTAACCCTTTCTGAACATGGAACACAAAACATTATACATCCTATTAATGTTTCCTTATCAAATAAACCGTAACATGGGCTTGGTCCATTATGTGAACCTTTACTATAATGGTTTTTGTGTATATATGTTTTTGCCTCTTTAGTTGTTATTCTTCGAATCGTATAGTCAATCATTTACATTTAGTTCCAGAAAGTGTGGAAATATTTACCAATTAATAATATTCCATTGTCAATAGTGCTTTGTGTACCATCCAACCTTTAAATTTTGTTCAAATACCACTTACTAGCAATCTTACTAATCTCTTGTGATACTTTCTTAAAATCAAATCCATTTTCAGCAATATTGTTCTTTTCTTCTTTAATAATATCCTGAACAACCCACTTAATGAAAGCACCTGTATTTTTATCAATTGGCTCTAATAATAACTCATCTCGTAATACTGATAAACCTTGTTCTAATCTTGCTTCATTAGTATAAGTCTCAGCAAATTCCTTGATATTATTGTACATTTCTTCATCAATAGGAGCAAGACTTTTTACTTTAGACACAGAATGTAATTGTCCTTTGCTCTTCCATTGATAAAAATGCTCTCCATTATGACTGAAAACACAACCTTCACCAATCCCAGAAATACCAAAATACTTACCCACGGGACATTCTTTTTCAATATCATTAGTAATTTTAATCACTTCATTTTGTGCTAACTCTGGATGATTAAAGTCAATATCAATTTGCCAAACACCAAATTGAGTAATATAATAGATATCATTATTGTTTAATTCATTTATAACTTCAATACCTAAACCCAAAAATAATTCATCTAAACCAATTCCTTCTACCCAAATATGATCCGCACCACTGATAAATTTAATACCAAAAATAGCAAACTTCTTATCTAATTCATTAACAGCAACATTAGAATTGATACCTTTGCCAAACCATTCGCCATAAACTACTACAGTATCATTTTTACCAATAATTAATTCACAAAAGTTTTTCAATAACTTTTCGTGTTTAATCGTAAAAGCACAAAACCCATTATTGTCGGATAATACTGATAATTCTCTATGACGAGATTGTGCAATGAGATTATCACCATTATATACAATGCTTGCGTTGCTATTATGTACTACAATATTATTTGCATAAAAATTGTGGTTTGATTGTACCACCAAATCATAACATATATTAGTATCAATATATGTTTTATTAGTTAATTTCATCACATATTTCCTGTATTTTGTTAATATATTTTTTAGCGTTTTCTTTCCACTCAGATTCCCATATAATTATAATCTTATATCCAATAGATTCAAGACATTTATACCGAACAATATCTTTTTCCCACTTTTCTCCTGCGGTCATATTGATTACAGAGTTATAATCAGATGCTTTCCATTTTTGCGGATTACAATGCCACATATCACCATTATATTCTATTACTATTTTTTTATCTTCATTACATTCATCTACTTGCATATTACTTATATTAACATGGCTCTTAAATCCGAGATGTTCTATTAGCGCGTGTAAATCTTTATGTCCTTTAGATTGATAACCTATTTTGGATTGGGAAAAAATTTTAGCGTAATGTTGAGCAGCTAAAATAGGGTCTTTTAATTTTTCGTGTAGTGCAGCATTAGCTCTGGTCACTTGTAAATGTTTTTCTTCATCGGTTTTTTCGTTCCACCGCTCAGTTGTAAACCTACTGTTATTTGTGGTTGGATCGTATAATTCTGCTGCTCTTTTTCCACCCATAGATGAATTTTCTTTTCTCTTTTTAGGAGAAATTGTAGACAAAATTTCCGCCCCACGAACAGATAATCGTTTATTAGCTTCCGTAACAGTACACGATTTACATAAATCTGATCCATTTGCGATTTTTCCTAATCTTCGCTTTTTTGTGTCTACTGTTCTTTGTTCAAATTCTAATCCACACCAATCACATTTACATATATCGGTGCGTGTTTTGTATTTTTTTCCATTTTGATTTATTTTATCGTATGTTTGTATTAGTGCCATATTATACTCCACATAAGTAATATATGAAGTATTTATACAAAATTAAAATTCGATTAGCGTATGATTCTCACTTAAATTTTCTGCTATAATCCATCCTTCAGTAGTTAATATGGGGTGATCCGTAGTGCATTTCAAATATGATCCATTATCGAATTCAAGTTTTATCCACGGTTTATCTAACTTTTGACTAATAACATCTGTAACAACATCAAATTCTGTTAATCCATTAGTTTCATTATACGATAAAATACTTGTCCCTGGAAGTATATCACAAATTTTTTCTTGGCTCCCATTCGATAACCTAACTAAAGTATCTTTATGCACACACCCATGTATTTTTGTAGTGCCAGTAAAAGTTAATGTTGGCAATGAATTATTATTATAAATTGCTTTACCATTTTCATCTTTACCGGCATATCGAGTATCATTAGCGACTTGTTTAATGCAGTTTTTAAATTGTTCAATAGAGGGGTAAGGTATCATAATATTATCCTAATTTTGTTCGTGATGATATATAGAAGTTTGGCGGAAATAGATCTCCATTGAGGTGGAAAATCGTTAAATCCACCAAACTTCGCCTTCATTTCCTCAATGCTATAGTACTGATGTGTATGCATTTTTTTCTCTGTATATCAATTAACGAGCAAGAGCAAAATTAGCTTCATCATCCGTCAAGATAATGTCGGTATCAACATTCAAATACGCATGTTGATTGGTGGCAGGATTCCAACAGTACAGCAGAGTAATTCCACTCCGAGATTTGAAAGGAGTCTCAGTACCCCCACAAGCCGGAACCCAACGATTCGCATTGGATATACGAGCAAAATAGAATTCGGAAGTTTGAGTATTCATCTGAATCTCCGTAGGGGTTGTTGCTTGACTGTGGGATCATTATACCTACCCAACTTCTACCAGTCAAGCATTATTTTAGAAAATTACCCAACATAATCAACCCAACAAAAACTGCCCAAAAAACTATAACAGTTGTAAATAAACGAACCATATATATACCCCTAATGTGGATTATAGTAACCAGTGTCAATAATAACATCAACAAGTTTATACATTATCTTACGCGCATCTTCTTTATTTAGTCTATTAATATTCACATCTACGGTAGAATATTCATCTAAAAATGCCGAAATTCTACCTGTATTGTTACCATCAGTCCAATCAAACAATAGATCTAATGATAGTGGTAGTTTTATCGTAATATTATCAGAATTTATCATAGAATTTCACCTTTATCGAATTTTTTTAATGTTTATCGAAATATGTTATTAATTATCATAAAAATTAAAATTCTTTTGATATCTATCTGGAAATTTTACACCCATAATATTTTCGATTGCTTCTAATTTATAATACCCAAAACTCGGAACCGGATCATCGTGTGGTACAATATTATATAATGCTTTTCTATCTCCTAACGCACATTGATAATAAAAATCATACCCATTATAGTTTTTTTCTACTTTATTAAACATAATATACTCCTATTACAATTTAGCCAGTGCATTAAGAACTCGTTTACTACCTCCAGACTTGTTCATTTTAAAAACACCAGAATTCATTGCAGAAATGGCACCAATTCCAGACGCATCCGATCCCCATGAAGACCCAGCAGAAGTAGAAGGAAGTAACCCTAGAATCGAACCATATTCCATATCAGCAGTACAAAAACTATCATTGTCACCAGGAATAATTTTCTTGGTGATAGTCAAAATAGATCCGCGAACTTCAAATCTCCATCCCCACTTAACACACAAGTCTTTAATTTCTTTGGCGATAGAAGCAGAAGTAGTCATGATTTTTCTCGTTGGTTGGTTAATGTAACTATAATACTATGCTTGGTTAGTATATGCAAGTATTATTTTAAACCTGTTTGATGGCTTGCTAGTAGGTAGGTATAGGGTAGGGTCTGACAATGCGTCTATGGGCTTCCTAGAGGCTTTTAGAGGCATGATTATTGAGTAGTCTAGTAGCGGTACTTAATACCCAAGGATGTCTATGTGGTAAAAATGCTCCAGTTGCTCCAGTCCAATCCGAAAAATGTTGATCAAATTCATCAATTTTTCTGTTGAGATCGGGATATTTAGTAATCAAGTCCTCAAGTTCATCCGCCCACTTTTGCCATAAATCGTCAGAAATAATGTTAGTATCCAACTCATAATAGATACAAGAATGCACTAACATCTGCAATCTACGACGTTTGATTAAGGATTTGATTTCACTATTATTCATCACAAATTTCCCAACTCAAGATTTTAATCATAGGAACTTTTCTAATATTGAGCATAAATTCTCTATAACCACATTTATTAAAATATGGCATACTATCCTCAGAGAATTCAATTTTTATTAGATTTTTATAACGAGATGGTATAAAGTTACTGTTATTAAATTTGTTATCTCTTACTCTAGATGATACAAATTCTTCAGTACCAAACCATTTAAATTTAGAATGCCAAGAAAGTGTATTAAACTTTTTCATGGATTCTAGTTCTTGATCACACATTGCTCTATACAATATCATAATATACTCAGGATATGTTATTTTTATGTCTATTGATTTGAACCAATAATATACAATTGTTGCTGTAAATATCCTAATACAAGATGATGTTTAGTTATACCATAATTAGTTGCTGTAATCATCTTAAAAAACATATTACTCTACTTTTACTAAGAAGTCAAGTGTTTTTTTACCAACTATATCTTTTAATAGATCCAGTAATAGGAGTTGGTTGTTGAAATTTTGGTAGTACAGATTCATGAATAGCAGCAAAATTACTCCAAGTTAATGTTTCGTGATCCATATTATAATCTCGTAATAATATGCTATCAGGAGTCATTAAACCAATTTTAAAACCTAGTGGCGTAAGTAATTCATAAAAATCTATCAATAAAAATCGAGTACTAATATTCATTCTACTATATTCAAATTGGATAACACTAATTTTATTTTGTGCTAATGTATCTTTAAATCCGCGTAATACTAAATGTTCAACGCCTTCTACATCTAATTTTAAAAAGTCAATGTGCGTTATATTATTGTGTTTAACATATTCATCACCAGTAATAACTAAACACGATCTAATATGGGCTTGTTCGCTTTTATTAAATGTTGTTACCGCAGAACTTAATAAACACCACTCCGGTATATGGTTAACATCAATATACCCAATTTTATCAAATAATCCATAACTATTGGGTATAATATTAGTTAAATTTACTCTACTAACAAAATCGTGATAAGTATCTGGTATAATTTCAAATGTGTGAATAATACTATTGGGATAAATTTCATGACACATTTCACTCCATTCTCCCCAATTAGATCCAACATCAAATACCGTAGTCATTGGCAAATTTTTGAGGGTTAATAATAAATTGTATTCGCCAAGGTCAATAAATTCTTGTTTCATATTATTTAATAATATATAGATGTTTATTGCACAAGTAAGTAATTAATTTTACTGAAAAAGTTAAGTACAACACAAATGCCAAGATAAAAAGTGTTGGAAAAATAAAATAACCTAAAATCCATTGTGGTATATCAAACATAATAACCTCTATTTAATTATAATATTATATCTTTGAACCGCTTTTTTGCCCCTTCCTTGGGACAAGATTGGTTAAAAAGGTATATCTTCCAGTTGATATGCAGTAGTTTCTTGCATAGGTGTCCAGACTTGATAGATACGACCATCTGGCGTCCTGCGTGTCTCGCGGGTGTGAGGCAATCCCAGTTGTTTGCGAATCTTCACAACTGACTGAAATGCGCGATCAACGTCATGAACCGCTCCGGGCCAAGAATCTCCGCAAAGACTGACTTCGGAAAGATGCTCTGCCAAAACTTCGTGATAGCACTCCTCGGCGGCGTCTAAAGCTTCGTAAAGATCATTCATTTTAGTTCTCTTAGTAGGTTGCTGACAATTCAAGCATTAAAATGAAATTTGTTTTTATTCTCCAAACACACACCCCTCAAAGGATGCCACAGAAATTCCAAGATTTTCGTTCAGCCAGTGCGACTGAAAGTTGATCTGCCAATTTTCGTCAGGGTAACACCAGAAACTTTCAGCGGCGAAATCCTGAGCAATGATCATGGCGGTCTTGTCACTGTAACTAAGTTCGATCATCTGAGTCTCCAAGAGGGGTGGTTGCTGATTCAATGTAAGTATTATACACCACCCACCAAGAACCGCAAGTACTTTTTGAAGAAATTTTCAGAAAATTTTTTCTAAGGTATATAATTTAGGATAGTTTAGGATTATACCAATTAGCTAGGTTCTTTTAGAAAGTTCTTCTAGTTCTAGTCTTTTCTTGGCGTTTTTATACAGGGGATTATCTTCTTCGCCACGGTATTTCATCATATAATCAACTTGTGACATTTTAAGTTTGGGGTGATAAAGGGCATCAGCCCTGACCCTAAAAAATGGATCTGTTTGATTGCTTTCATGTGTTAAAGATTGAAGAATGTGCGAAGATTCAATATTATGATGTTTTAAAGCAGATCTTCTTATCATAGTACCAAATTTGTTATTTTTATTAGTCAATACATGAGTAAGTTGATCTTTTGTAACTTTTTCATGTCTAATAGTATAATCTCTAACAAGTTCAGAAGGATCAGTTGTATTGTTTTCATGTTTTAAAATATGAGCAATATGATTTTCATTAAAAAGCCTATGCCAAATAGCAGACCTTCTAAGATAACCATCTGGATCAGTTTCATTATTTGAATGTTTTAGAAGTTGCATAATATGATTTTCATTAACTTTAAAATGATTAATCGCACCCAGTCTTAAATTTCCATTTGGATCAGACTTTTCATCTTCATGGGTTAATATGTAGGTAATGTGATCAGCGTTACAGTTAGGATTTTCAATAGCTAATGCTCTTACAGATCCATCTGGATCAGTTTCGTTGTTTTCATGAGTTAATACATAATTAATGTGATCAACGGTAGTTAATTTAGATTTTTTAAGCGCGGCGATTCTAATTAGTCCATATGGATCAGTTTCATTATTTTCATGAGTTAAGACCTGGGTAATGTGATCAGCGTTAAATTTTGGGTGTTGAATAACAGATTCTCTTATATCATACTTATTAGTTTTTAATACATCACTAATATCTTTTTCATCAAGATCATCATAATGATTCTTTACTTTAAATTTAAGATTCTCTATAATTTTTTCTTCTGGACTAAGGTTTGCATTCCAATGGTCTTGTATTTTATCAACAGCCGTAGCTAAATGTGGTTTTTCTTTTAAAACATCGTTAATGGGTTTATCACCATCATTATGACGATTAGTCATTACACCTTCTTCTGGATGTACCGCATAAGGAGCATGGTCATCATTAGGATCATGAATGGTATACATCTTTCCATAAACTTTCTTAAACAGACAATCTTTAGATCGTGCCGAAACACACCAACTAGTACCTCTAGCGCCACCTTTAGGCCCACCACGTTCATTCCCGCCACCATATAAATTTTGGGATGCTTCTTTGGTTTTAATGTGTTGAGCAGTGATACCATTAGGTTCTTTATGTAATATTTCTACTCCACTATCTACTTCTTGTTTCTGTTTTTCTTTATTAGTAGCAGCAGTACCGATATGCGGTTTAACAGCATTTACTAATTCTTGAAAAGAATGCTGGGTATGATCAGTAATACCATGCTTAGATTTATACTTATCAAAGTTGCTTAATGTATTATCTAAGTCAGGATGATCAGGAGTTACATTACCTAATTTATGCTGCTTTACTAACCAGGGCAGAAACTTTTTAGTGGAAGTTTTATCATGGGTAGCATATTGTCTAACAGGTATATTAGGGTTCTGTTGTTCTAAATCATCAACTTTACTTTCTAGTAATGTTAAGTAATCAATAAATCTAAGCATTAATTTAACTCTATTTTTTTAAATTATCTATATATTTATCATTTTAAAATAAATGACCGAAGGGCGTAATCGGGATATTTGCCAGATTCTAATGTTATACTGAAGTTTTATCTAAAAGCGTTGGGATCTTCACCATGTACAGGTGGATGTTCAATATATTCATTATCACCAAACTTAACAGTTTGTGATGTATCACGTTTTACTTTTGGTTTAGCTTTTTCGGCTTTTTCTGCCGCCATAAGTTGATGTGGTGTATTTAAATCAAGTCTAGTTTCGTCTTCATGACTAATATGATGTTGCATGGGGAACGTAAATGGATCTAGTGCTAATCCATTGTCATCACCAGAAACTTTACCAGAAGTATCAGTTACATGAACTCCGTCTGCACCTACATTAGATGTAGAATTAGTAGCAGCAGAAACATGAATAGATCCTAAAACTTCTCCCTTTCTGTTTTTTTTAACTTGCCCAAGTTTTGGATTTGGTTTACGGTCATCAGAACCAACATTATCATTTAATGTTTTAAAATTAGTTACACCGTCTACTTCAGTGGGTGCATTGGCATGTAAATGGTAGTCTTGATAATCAAAATGTTTGAATTCACCTGGGTTATCAGGATGCGGAATTCTAACTCTACCATAACCATCTGGATGATGTTCATCAGTACTTATATCGTGTTCTGGTGATTGTGATCTTTTAGCGACTTCATCATCAGATAATTCTGTATATATTCTTGCCGTTTTCAGTTTAGTCATTTGAGCAAAAGGTTCATAACTTTTGGGTGCCTCTGTAGGATAAATTTTTCCTTCTACATAATGATCTGATTTCGGATTATTATGTGGTGCTTTTGGATCATTAGCCCTCGGACCAAAAATTTTGTCATCATTATCTGGATAACGCAATCTTACACCTTTTGTTTTTGGTGGTACTGTTACTCCACTAGGAATTATAGCAGGTTTAGGACGATTTGCTCCATCAAAAGAATGCCCACCTAATACAACATAAGCATTTTGTGCTGCTCTTACCCTAGTATTACCAGCCGCATCCTTATAAGTTTCTGGGGCCAATGCTCTAACGGCTTCTTGAACATTACCAGAACGACTTTTACCAACAATTCGACCACGATCATCATGAATTGCTTCTGGACCTTTCACTGAAAAATTAGTATTATTAAATTCGCCATCATGGGTAGAAGCATAAGAAGGATTTTCTGGATCATAATGACCTTTTGCTATTGTAGCAGAATAATTATTAGTAGCTATATGTTTTTTTAAATGATCTGGTAAGTGATGTACTAATTGATCATAAAAAAATGCTGGTCTTTCATTCTGAGTATTCTGACGATATGCAACTAACTTTGGTTTTGCTTCTGGGTCTGTTTTTAGAGATTTTTCATGTTCTTTATGGGCAGCTTGTGTACTTTTTATTAAAGCGTCATATTCAAGAGCGGCAAAATCTAAATGAGGTGATGCTTTAACTTGTTTGTCTTCAGAATATTGATGAATATGATCTGGATGATCAATGGTTGAATGTGCTTTAAGACTGTGAGCATTTTCTAAAACAGTATTACTAATTTTATTATCAGTCCACGCCGCACATCCAATCATACCTAAACAAGGAGCGCCGATTTTATCAGCACCTTGACCATGACAAGAACCTTTAGAATTTACACAAGTAGATTGTGCAAACGGTGTAGCATCATGCTTAAATTTAGTAACACTTCCCGATACACCTTTATTAGAAACACTTTGTAATACACTGTGACCATTAACTTTTTGATCAATCATAGTTGATGTTTTAGCGTTTTGCCCATAAGGAGTTATAGTACCAGCATTTATTTGTACCCCTTTAGGTTTTAATAAAATTTTATTTGTTGTACTTAACCTTTCGCCAGCCAACCTAATTTGTTTTTCATATTCTGCTCTTTGTGGGTGATTATCTTCATCACCATAAAGATTCTTCAAATATTCTAGATGCTCATGACGTTCTTTATATAACTGGAAATCTAACTTTTTAACATTTGGAGGGTTTTTTATATCTGGATCAGCGCCAGTTCCTTGATGGGCGTTGGTAAAATCTCCACCTAAATGAACTATTTTAACAGGATAGGCATCTCCAAAAGAACGACCATAATGTCCTAGAATTTCTGATATTCTATCTTTAGCGCCAAAAGTTTGACCTTTGTCGTGTGGTGCAACACCATCTATAACTGTTTGTTGTGCCTTTCTAACAAGGTCTAATTTTTTGCCATATTTTTCTTTATCAATAATATTATCTAGATGCTCTTTAAGCATATCTAGATATTGAAAATTGTCGATACTACCAAAATATTCTTCAATCTCTATTAATGTGATTTGATTGCTGAATCTCGAAAATGTATACATAAAATACTCCTAAACTTGTGATAGAAAAAATTCTTTTTCTACATTTTTAATATAATTTTTAAATGAAATTGGCATACGAGATCCCCAAAAAAGTTTTTTAATTAAAATATTTGTTAATATACTGATATTTATCTTTAATTATATTTGGATCAATATTTTTTTGGTTAGTATCAGAAAATGTTAGAGTACCATTTGCATTTGGTTTAGCAATTCCTAAAAATGCTTGAGAAATGTGTGGTTCTGATCCAATAGGCAAATTTAATTGTTTAATAGCATGCGCGTGTAATACCGATCCATTAAATAAATAAAACTTATTATTATGTGCAATGAATCGAGCATTATTAGTACCCTGGGATAATTCTCTAATTTCATCTTTAGTAGGATTAACAAATACAGGATGCTTAGTTCTATTAATGGGATTATTTATTAATGAATCATACTCTTCATAAACAAATAATAATTGTTCATTTAAATGTGGTAATACTTCTTTTTTCCAGACGCTTAAAGTTCCCATTCTACTTCTTATTTTGGGATTAGTTTCTTTAATTTTATCTATTATTGGGTTATAATATGCTGATCGTTCTTTTGACTTCTGTACATCAAATCCCGTATAATTATCATCTACCCATTCATGTTTGTGATGATATATTTGTGGGTCATTCTTTTGTTTAGTTAATTTAGTACTACCATCCACATTTATACGCACAGAATCTCCCGAAATTGGTTCAGGTGATGTATCAAAATCTGGAGAATTAATAAAAGAAAATGATCCCTTATCTGCTCCAGTATAACCATATCTTACAATGTTAAAAATATGATTAGGATGTTTTTCCTTTAATATTCCTACTGCCTTATCGTATTCTTCTTGGGGAATTCTTGGATGATTTGTTACATAAGTATGGTGTAAATAAACAGATCCACCTATTTCTTTACCTATTCTTTTTGTTGATTGTTCTAATAAGTATTCGCTAAAAGATATCATTGTTATATTCACTTATGGGTAATCACAATATGCCCAGATTTAAATGATATATTATGATTATTAAATACTCGACTAATTTCATCCATATATGATTTTGCCGGTCTATTTTCTTGCCATGATGAGCCGTTTTTAGTAACTTTACCTACTCCAGAATTATTGCCAGGATATATAGTAATATGAGCAATTCCGTTAGTAGGATGCATAAATGATTTAACAGTTTCTAATGCTTCTCGTCTTGCATCTTCATCATTAATTACATTTAAAACATTATGCAATCCAACGTAATGTGCTTTATTTCTTGCTTGATATACTACATTGTCATTATGTTCTGTAGTTCTATTAAAGGGATCATAAACGTGTAATTTAGCACCTGGGACATTTTGTTCTATATAATTAACACCTAAATCATATTTTCCACCACCAACGTCAACATTAATACTATCAGGTTTAATGAATGATTGTGCAGCTTTCTTTAATCCAGCAGAAATTTGATTTAATGATGTTTTATCACTTTGATATGTTTGTATTTCGGTGATAAATTGCTTTAATGTTTTCATCTATTTACATATTTTCCAAACACAACATGATTAGTTTGATGTGGATGACTATAATTATCTGTATTAATATTAGAATTTAAATGATTAATTGCAGCAGTGGATATTTCTTTATCAACGTGGTTCAATGCATCATACGGATATTTTTGTACATATTGTTTTATTATATGACTTCTACTTCCATCTATTACATTACCATAATAATCAGTAGTCATACCATTATTTTTATCATGTAAAAATTGTTTAAAATGTTTTTCTTCAAAATTTGGTAATTGTGTATTTGCTGTTGTAAGGGCTATCTCTGGTTTTTTCAATGCTTTTGTAATATTATCACTATTAAGTTTTGCACGACCTAACAGTTTAAATTTCGATACAGGATCAGCAGTATCTAATAGTTTACTAATATGATTTTGATTTAAATTATGACCAGAACCAGTAACTACTGCATGAACTATTCCTTCATCTGGATGTGTTATTAATTTATCCAAATGTGATTGATTTAACCTATTCAACGATCCTAATATTTCTATGTCTTTTGCGTTAAAGTAATTAGAATCAATTAAATTGTGTATTTTATCACTTGATAATGATTTATGGTCTATATCGTGTGGGTCTCTCCACCCAAATGATAATGGTTTATGGTCTATATTGTGTGGGTCTCTCAACCCAATAATTTCAGTTAAAAATGTTTTAAATGTTTTCATAGATTGCTCCTCAATAGCATTATATATTATTTATATAATTATTTATTTGAGAGAGTTATTTATACGGCAACTTTTTCGATCACAGTTTCGCCGCCACACCTGGGACAAACATGATCTTCTGTTTGTGTCTCCTCGTCCCACATAGAGTGCCAAGTACACAGCAGGTTTTTAGCCTCAGCAAGATGTTTACAAGTATGCCTAAACTGAAATCCCTTACAAGTACAAGACCATTCATATCTATCCCGTGGAGAATATTCCTGCTTATATCCTCCAACATTAAAAATAGCTCCACGGGTAGAAGCACATACCGGAGCGTAATTAATAGTGAAATCAAACATTTTTTTCTATCCAAGTTATTTAAAGGATAGATATATTTTAACGAGTCATCCCTTTATTGTCAATCACTTTCTAACATATTTTTAACTTTATCCATGATACGGTTTTTACTGGTTGCACTTTTCATAAATATAACTACTGAAATAATTTCTCCAACAACTTTTTCTACGATATCTTCAGAATAATATTTCTTAATAGCCTTACCAAATATAGTAATAAATTCACCATCATTTCTAGCTAATCCAATACTTAATCCCACTAAATATGGCATAATAATATTACCATATTTTGTACTAATTTTTAATGATAATTGCTCCCAAGTTTCAAGCCAGCGTTGTACTTCTATATCGGAAATATGTGCAATATCAGTCCGTAAAAACAATATCATAGAAGCAATATGTTTATTGAGATTTTCTGGTTTAATGTTTTTTAATTTGCATAATACTTTAGAATGATATTTAATACATTCTTCACATTGGTAATAAACGGCTAAAGATAGTGATATACATTCTTTTTCTTCTAATGTTAGATATTGTGGAAATGTTTCTTCGCCATCTGATCCTTGAAAAACGATATCATGAAAAAGATTTAATATATCGGCAATGTGATTTGGAACAACTTTTTTAATCATATTATTTAATTGTATACCACCCTTTATAATTTAAATCATTGATATCTGTAAATACTCGATCATACATTGCCCCACACGTTTCTAGACTATATTTTTTTCTAGCCATATTAGAAATTTGTTGTCTATTTAAATATTGTGCATTAATAATTCCAGATAACCAATCGTGTAGAGTATGACATCTATAACCATTTACACCTTCTATAATCGTCTCAGTAAAAGCTCCATAATCAACCGTTATAACAGGAGTTCCACATAACATAGATTCAACAGCAACTCCTCCAAATGGTTCTATAAATTCGGTAGGCATAAGAGTACACAAAGCATTACCCAAAAACTCACTTCTTTCTTTTCCAGTAATAGGACCAAGATATTCGATGTTTTTATGTTTCCATTTATTAGGATCGCCTTGTCCAGCAATTTTTATAGGATAATCTAAAATGTTGGCAATTTCTAGAATGGTGTCTAAACCCTTAATTTTATTAATTCTACCCAAAAATGCAATATATGATCCAACATTATAATTTGGTATCCATTCCTCTATATCAAAATAATTAGGTATTACCCACTCATAATTATTGCCGGTTCGATTATATTTCCCCTGATGAAAATGTAACCAAGCATAAGATTCAAATATTCTAAACGTGGAATTTAAACTTATTGGATAACCAATGCCGGTTTCTACATGTCTATTTTTAGGAAATTCTGTTATAAAATTGTCATGGGTATAAGAAAATGGATGACAAATAATATCATTGGGTAATACGCGATATTTTAATTCGGTTAATAATTTAGCAGAGAAATCAACATAAGCAGGGGAACCTATTACAGCATAATCTCCAAAAAAATCTGTCTTTTTTATATGTCCGAAATACTTTTGATACTCACTATTATTAAAAATATTTACCTGTTCTGTGGCGTTACTAGTACTCCCTTCATTACTATATTCAATAACATCATACCCATATTGTTGCATCATTTTAGGAAATCGTAATACTTTTCCAGTAAATGCACAATGACTATAATCTAAATTGGTTTTAGTATGGAATAATCCTAGCATATGTAATCGAGGTTTTTTATTCATGTTTAGAGATGATAATATAAATTAAACAATTTTTTATGTAACCAAATAGGATGTCGCCAATGAAATACACCAATGGGTTTATTATTTTTATAACTATATTGAGTACCTACACAAATTTCAAATAACCACTTGCGACCTAACCAATGAACTTTTTCTAGAGTAGATAATGGATAGATACTAAATCCATACATATTATCAGGATCAGTCACAAATCGACACAATTTATTATTACTTCTACATAACCCCGCTAAAGGTATATTACAAAAATCTGATACAAATATTAATTCCATATTATTTACCAGTTTTCTACACCAGAGATTTCCGTATTAAATTTACCAGGAATGTCACAAAGTTTTAAAGTGAATTCCATACTTGTTACATCCCCAATACCACAATTTTTTTGGATAATATCAATAGTATTAACTTCTGGAAAATACTGCATAATGTCAACAATTTTATTAATATCATCTCGGTGTAGTGTTACTTTAGTTTTCATTGTTTATTCCAAATTAATAACAATTGTCTCACCAAAACTATTTAATTCTTTCATTCTTTTATGACAATGTTGGCAATAAATAATACTATTGTCTACATAATTACTAAAATTGATATTAATACCATTTTCGTTATAGATAGGTAAATAATAGAATGTTGGGTTAGATGTTAAATAGCGTTTTTTACATTTATTGGTACAGGGCATAGTAGTATCCTTTTTGGTAGCCTCGGAGGAAGTTGAATCCCCATCTAATAGAGTAGAAATCTATTGTTTTATCCGATTAAACTACAAGGCCATTATTTTGATCATTCTTTTACTATTACATCTAAAATAGTTCGCCAATATCGCAATAGATTTTCTGCATTTTTAAATTGATCATCCAACATACTCGCTCCCTCCGAAAACAAATAGTCAGAAACTTCCTTAATTTCTTCTGGGGTAGGTAATTGGTCTAGTAAATCACTCATACATTTCTCCTATTATTCATCATCTATAGCAGCAGGATCTTCTTCATAAATATCCCCACCACATAACGGACAATAAACAATATCCACATAATTATATTCATTACCTTTAATAGTAATTTTTCCTTCTCCCCCACAATGGTCACAAATAAATGGTTTAATAATCATTGATATACCTCATTGGTTAAAATATTCTTTAATAGTTGTTGCGATATTTTTTGCCCAAATAGGTTCTGGTATATTCCAACCTATAAAAGCCCCTACTAAAATCCAAAATAAAATTTCCATAATTACTTACTATATGGTTTGGATAGAGCAGCTAGATAATTATTATATGCTTTATCATATGCTTCTAAAGTATTATAATAATTATCGACAAAATTGTAAAATGGTTTATATATACCATTCATAGCTTTATTCATATAATAGGGCAATAATTTAGGAAATATTGCGCGTTGTACATCGTCTTGATCTAACATATAATTCTCCAATGTTAATTTAATCGTTATAATATTCTAATTTATACCGACTTTTGTGAATAAGTTCTTCTGCTAATTTTCTAGACCTAGTATTCATTAAAGCAGAAATAATCGGTTTATGTACGCTATTTAATGAATATCTTTCAAATGTTTCATCTGTATAAAAAGCGTCAACTACTGGAATAGAAAATTCTTTGCGTATATTATACAATTCATCTTTAATTGCTTTTGATATCAATTGTCTAATATAATGAATATCTCTATTACTTAATCCATGAGCACGTAATTCTTTAATAATAATAGTTTTTGGATATCTAATGCGAAGAGTATCGGGAATTCTAGTAACCTTATTTTCAAACTTTTTATATAATTTAATAAAAATGCTTCCGGCTATTTTTCTATCATTATCTCCCCAAACAATTTTAATAATATCATTAGGTGTAAGTTTGTGCATTTTTTTACCAATTGTGTATGACGTTTGAAATTATGAAAAAACAAGTAATAAACATAGCGGACCAATATAAAGTCCTCAATAAACATATAGCATCCGATTCTTTATCTGTACCGACTTTTTCCCCTAATGATTTACACCAAATGCGCTTAGATATCTTCATTTAATTCGAAATCTTCCATATCATCATAATATTCATCATTGGGTATATCTATTTCTTTAAATGTATAACCAATTTTTTTAGCCGCGTCTTCTATAGAAATGTCAATAAGTTCTTTAGCATTATTAGATATGCCGTCCGCCTCTTGTAAAAATCCTTCTTTAGCTAATTCTTCCAATAATTCTATATATTCTTCGTCAAAAGTTTCTTCGGTAAATAATAAATCATAATATCTCAAAATATTAGAATAAGCATCATCTAGTGTATTTAGTCCACACACATACCCCATTTGTAATATATCTGTGATTTTCATATTAGTTACCTATTGTGCGGATATTTTTGTTTATTTATATCCGCACAATTTAACCGATTAACACATATTAATCTTATCTACCCAAGTAGGAACACGCATAATATTCTTGAGATAGGTATAAATAATGTCATCAAATTCGTAGAAATGCATTTTACGATTGGTATCAAGATCTACCCGAACATAATACCTAGGAGTTTTTTCAGTAAGACGAGCAGTAGCAATTACCCTACCAACTTTCTTAATGAATTGATCTTTAGGATTGGAATACGCTACTGCAAATTCTAGAGCAATAGGATATTCACCGGCACCATATACAAGATTAGAAGCAATAGTAATAGTACCAATATTCTTCCGATCCTTAACCGGATAATAAACGTCTTTTAAACTTGGAAAATACCGAATTTTGTACATAATATAATACTCTCAGTTGATTGATTGAATTTATAGTATACCACTTTTTCATATACAGTCTAATTAATTTTTTTTATACCCTCATAAATTTTCTTTATGTGTTTTTGTAGATGTGTCCGAGATATTTTACACGTTACCCAATCGTTATAATAGGCATCAGATAATAAAGCATTCTGGTAAAATATTTCATACGTTTCTAAATAACTAGCCTCAGATTTTGTTTTACACAGATATATAATTTCTCTAGTATAATTCGTATTATCAATTGCTACTTCGGCTTTTAATATTTTATTTGATCCCCAATATGTTTGCCAATCAGATAATATTTTAGTTCGTATTCGTTTTCCTTTTAATACTTTAGTTTGAGAAAAATAGAAAGTTTTTTTGCCAATATATTTTTTTCCAGTTGCTGTATTAGTAATTAAATATACAAAACTAATATTATCTTGTATGTCATTTATAGTAAATGTTTTATTGTTATATATCCAATTATTCATAAAAAACCCCTACTGTTATATAGGGGTATTTATGTAACTAATTATTGTTAATTTTTACTTTTTTGCTTTGATATTGGTACGATAATTAGTACTAATATTGGATGACATTTTACTATATGTATCCAAACCTTCCTTAGAATTATCCACTCTATACCGCTTATCTACAGAAAATCCTAATCGTTCTCCCGCAGCAAAGACATCAATACCCACTCCAGTAAAATTAATATCCCAACCATTTTTGATTTTATTTTGTACTAATTTTTTTACACTATCATATGTCCATTCAATGCTGGAATTTTCTTCTCCATCAGTCATAATAAACACAATTACATTTTCTTCATCTGGAATACTCGATAATGCTTTTCCTACAGTATCTAATAATGCTGTAGCGCCCCTTGCTGAAATATCTTTAATAGTTAACGGTTTTACGTCTTGTATTGGTGTTTTGTCATATATCACTTTATATTCAGTATCAAAAGCAATTAGTGTTAAATTACAATCATCTTCAAAATTTTGTTGTTCTTCTAAAAATGTATTAAATCCACCAATTGCATCACTCATTAAATTACTCATAGACCCAGAACGATCTATCACATATATAATATTTACCATTTTTTTATCCCATTGTATAATTATGTATCAACATCAATGCCAAAATAAACGCCGCATAAATTAAAATAGCAAATATCACAAAACTACTCAGTAAATTTGTAACTTCTTTGCTAATATGTTTATACATGTTTATTGCCCCCATATATTCCATATTATTCTGTGGTTCCGTTTAATTTTGTTAATATTAAACCAATAACCATTTCTATAATTCTCGTCTTAATCATGGTGTATTCGGCTTTAATTGCATCAATAACATATTGACGTTTTTCTTCATTGGTTTTATCAGCATTTACCATTTCCATAACCAAATTTTCAACTCGTCCAAAAAATCCAGTACCCACATACCACTTGATTAATCCAACTGCCAATGCTAAAATTACTGCTTGCATATTATTCTCCTGTTGTTGTATATTACTATTTATATAGTACACTATTTTTATCTAAAAGTCAATAAAAAAAACTCCCTAATTAAAGGGAGTGTGTTGATTAATTATCGGGTTTGTTCTGTTTTCTGTTGGATATCATCTACTCCAAATGTAGATTTATTTTCAGTAACATATAAACCACCCGCTACTAATGCAACTACTAATCCTACTACTGCAAACATATTCGTATCTCCTGTATTAATTAAGTATATTAACATCTGCTAATATGTTAAACAGTATATACTAAAATGCTGTTAAAGTCAAGCGTTTTTTAAAAATATTTTGACAAAATGTGGGCATGATCCGCACTCAATGTAATAAACACATTTTCCCGAATAGCCAATTTTACCAACGATACCAATTTAGTAATTTCATTGTACTCATTCTTTAACACATTTTCAGCAGAATTATACCAATTTTTTATGCTAATGATTGCTTCAGACCTACTCATATAATCTGAAAATAATCGTTTTTTACTCATTAATGCGAGAATTTCTTTTTCTCGTTCTTCAGCAATTTTACGATCTCTTGCTATAAAAAATTGATTACAGGCTAATAATACCATGTGTGGATCAATGTTAATACTGCTCATAATTATTTGAATATTTGACTAGGATTAAAGGTTTCTGCCCTATTATAGTGATCTGGTCTGCCACTATAGGATCGTCCAGTACTAATGCGGGGTTTACCTGGATAATCACCGGGCCTTTGATTGTGAAAACCATTCATAGGTTGAGATGGTATTCTATGTCCATATGGTCGATTATTTCCTCTATAATAACGATTATAATAGGGTGTATTTCCTCTATAATAACGATTATAATAGGGTGTATTTCCTCTATAGTGACGATTATAATAGGGCGTATGGGTGCTATAAGAATTTATATATACATTATCAGGATACGCATTGTAATCACCATAATTATCATATACTGGTACTGCAACACATCCTGATAATAGTAGCATCGAACATAATATAAAAAGTTTCATCATTTTTCCTCTATGTGTATACCGACATTTGTAACTTCTGTTTGACAATCATTTGTACAATTATCTACAACCTGTAATCGAGCAAAAAGTTCACAATGCTGATTACGCGGCAAATCTTTTTCACATTCCTCAATAAGTGCTATAGTAACTGGATTGAAGTAGTTATCATTCGTCTTAAAAACTAAATAAAAGAAAAATAATCCTACACACATTCCTAGTATAAACCAATTGTATTTAATCATTTTATTATATCCTTTATCTTTATCGTATAACATATTTATTGAAATTATTCCCCCGTAACAGTATATTCAATAAAACGATTCATATACGCAATAATATTTTGTACACCTACTGGATTGGCTGAATGAGTTCTATAGGAAAACATATCTGGCATTTCTAAGAAACCATCCATATAAGATTCTATAATATATTTAATAACAAATATAACCGTATCATCACCACCTAAATCGTGATCAAAACTAATTATATTCGGCATACCATTGTTACTAATATATTCAATGGCTTCTGTAGATGATCTAGCTATATTCCAAGTATCATCTGGACTATTGCGAATATCATCTATCCAAAGTTTAGTAATCATACACTCATACCTAGATACATAGCGCAATGATCTTTCCAAACCGAATCAGAATCAATATCAGATAAAAATTCAATAATCGCTTCAGCATATTCCACACTAAATGGATTATCCTTCATGTAATAATATGTATTAAATTCGTTTGCCATTAAATAATCCCCATATAAAATACCCATAAAGTAAATATCCACAACAAAACAGATAATGCTATAACTGTACTTGTAAATCGCATATTTATCTCCAACCCCGAAACTGTATTATATGTGTTTTATTTGTATTTGTCAAATTATTTATATAAATTGATAATTGTCAATTGATGTTTTTTAATACTTCATTGGCTAAAACATCTAAGGTATAAAAGTTGTTAATAAGTACTGTTTTAATGGGGTATTCAAAATATGTTCTAGAATCTGTGCTGAAATCTTTACCTGTTCTGTATATTTTCCACAATTCTATATCATGTGAATCTTTAAAAGTATTATATATTACATCTAATTCTTTATAAAAACCAATATCAGATATCGCTATAATTTCTTCATTAATATATTTTGATTTAATTCTATTACACAATGTATTACTAAACCAATTTTCATCTAATTTAGGTTTAATAATAAGTTCGCTAACATCAATCATAAAATCACGAATACGATAATTTGATTGTTTGATATTAATAGGATTATTTTTTACCTTATCAATATGGTGGTCAGCAATATTAAATACAGCAGAAACTACATCGCGTAATGGTTGTGCAAGTTTTAAATTAATTGCACCATATCTATAGGTCAATATATTAGCAATAGTATCTTTACCAGAACTAGGAGGACCATTTAAACATATAATTTTTTTCATAGAATATCCCAATATTTAAATGCCATGAACTTTTTTATAGTTTTTTAAGTGCAGCATAAAATTCTTGAATTTTATTAGATTGATTTTCAATTGTTCCGTGTAATGGAATTGTCCAAGTTGTAGGAACCTTAAACCAATGTTTCAATGATCTTTGTCCAGTGGTAAAAACGCGCAATTCAGTTGTATAATCTTCAAATATTAAATCAATTTTTCTTGTTGTTCCGGCTTTTACTCGACGCCATTCATAACTTTCTAATTGACAACCAAACCAACCCGTTTTTCTGTATTTAATACCATCAATAACATATAATATATAATTCATTGTTTTTACTATAAAATTAATTGGGCTTACATTGGTAATCAAGTTGCTCAATAAACTTATGGGGTAGCGTTAATCTTACAACCTCTCTAAAGTCATCTGGCAATTTAATCCCACAACAACTACAATAGTAACCTTTTTCATCATTATGGCGAACTTCATCGAAACCACAAAACCTATCATTTAGTGCCATTGCATTCTCCTTTTCATAATATCCGTTAAGATGATATTAGCGAGCGCGAATCTCAGCAGCACAAACTTCAGCACCTTCGCGGGTATAGTCACACGCATTATTATCGCAGAGTTTCGCACAAGCTTCACGCTCAATAAGTGTAGCTTCCATAGCACATTGTTTCAAAACCTGTAAAAGACTTATACTATTAGACATCCCAATCGAAGACATCAATTGTTGATAGCGTTCATCAGTAATCATTTTAAACTAATCTCGGTTCAGTGGAAAGTAATATTGTAATCAAACAAACACACAATGTCAAGAACTTTTTTACGTCAATTAGATTAACTCTAAACATTTACCACATTTCTTACACCATCTGACTTTGCCCATTCCAAATTCTCGCATCATCCAATAACTTTCTATATGTGGACATCGTTTTGCAGTAATAAACCACCAATAACACCATTTAAATATAATACCTTTGATCATACAATACTCCAAAATCTAAAAATTACTGTAATTGGTAAAGCATTATCGTGTCTGAACATAAACATTATTGGATCTAATTGTATAGGATAACAACCAATGAATACCATACTATTTTCTTCCAGCCCTTTTACAATCATAGTATGGTATTGTTGATCAAATTTATATAAAGTACTATACCAATTTTCCAAATACATATAAGAGGTAAAATCATTATTTTCAATTAAGAATGAAAATTTTAGTGATCTTTCTTCCCAAGGTCGATGTGCTATATTATCTTTGGTTGTATAGGAAAGATCAATGATATTGAATTTGATTTCAGGATGACATTCAACGTATGCTGTTATCTTGTTCATTATCAAGTTCGTCCAGTTTAATATATCCCCATTTAATATCTCGCATAATTGCCTTAGCACTAGAGATATGATTTCCGCTGTGTGTTAGTTCAAATTGAATACATTTGGCTATTCGATTTTCAGCAGAATCGTCTTTTTCATATACAGGATAATGATGACAACGTATGCTGTTATCTTCTATTATTCCGATATTATCACGACTTTCTGTAAGCATTTAATTACTCTTCGTGTAGATCATAGTTGCCATCATAGCGAGGTCCAAGTCTTCTAACTCCTGCTAAATATTTTCCTGAATCAACATAGTAGTAATTAGGCCACCAAGGGGCAGGTTCATAAATAAAGCAATCTCGCGGATCAACACCATATAAGCGTATCAACCGCATTGCCCCAATATAGTGATGTTGGCCATCGGTTTTACTGATAACATAGCCTGGACAAATTATATATTTCGGTTTCATCAAATACCTCACGATACAGTTTCGAGAAGCAATTCCCTAATGGATTCATCTCCATTTTGGTGTTTCTGTATATACTGCAAATATACATCACACTTTTCAAAATAGGTTAAGTTTACATCATAATTATTGCATACTTCTATAATTTTATCCGCAGCAATAGTTAGTATTTTTTCAACTTCTTCATCTGTCTTCATTGTGTTTTATAAATTCCTGAAATGCAGCTTCGATTTCCTCAGAATTATAATGGGGTTCCCAAGATTCTCCCATCCTTACTTCCCAATCGCCTCTTTTGCTGCGCCGATAGTAACCATCAAACTCTTCTTGATCCGTTTCGACAAAATGCTCGGTAACTTCTGTGACATTTAATACTTTCATTTGGGGGAATCTTTTGTTGGTAATTCAGGCATAGGCATCCAATGTGTTGCCCGAATCTCTTCATTTGGAATATGAAAAAATACGAATTTACCAAATCGAACATCAAATTTTATTGGCGTGGCAATATTATACCACGCCGGGTCAAAACCCAAAATCACGGTTCCATCTCGTGGAGCCGTTTCTATAAATTCCCATTTCATAGTATTTCAATCTGGTTTCTTGTGAAAGTAGGATCATTATAAACCAGTAAACACACAATGTCAAGCAATATTTTCGGGACAAATTTCCACTAAAGGATTCTCGACACCAAGTAATTCACAAGCATATTCAACTGCTAATTTTTCTTCATCTGTTACTGCATATCTTTTCAGTTTTTCGCGCTGTTTAGCCCAAGTATATACTAATTGTGCTCTAATAAGATCGCATACAAATTCTTCTGTTGGTATATGTTTTAGTGTTTCTATATTCATATCTGTATTTTTAATAGAATAAAACTTTAACTTAAAGGATTTTCAACACCCAATAATTTACAAGCACATTAAACTGCTAATTTTTATTAATCTGTTACTGCATATCGCCAGGGCTTTTCACTCCGTTTAGCAATACACCAAGCATATTCTGGAAATCTTGGAAACTTTTTACACAATTCAATATATAAATCAATATCTTCTAAATGTAAACTCTCAGCATCTGCGCCGGGTACAAAAACGTCTCCTATCGAAATAGCTGGATATATGCCTTCATCCCAATCTTTAATATCTTCATTATAATTAGAAAAAAATATCCATTCGTGAGAAACTAAATAAAATAGTTTTCTTGCTAATTCTAATTCAACCTTATTAGCATCTATAAGGGTCATTATATTTCTCCATAAATCATTTTAAGTTCCCGAAGCATGGTATCTAAAAATTCTTGTTTTTTGAGTAACCAACCACCACCAAGTTTTAATTTAAATTTATCTTTGTATTTTTTTATTTCCAGTACTATTGATCTATTCATTAAATTATTATGGGTTTGTCGCACTTTTTCTTTTATGTCTGGAGATTGCATTGGATTCTCGAAACCGCGATTATCTAAATTAGTTTGTTTCTTTTTTTCTTTTACTTCTTCAGACTGAGAAGGATTTTTAACTCCATAATTATCTAATAAAGTTTTCTGTTGTTTTTCTTTCACCAGCAAAGATTGCATTGCAAATTCAACACCAAATTTTTCTAAACAGGTCTCTTTAATTTTTTCTTTTACCAAAGCTGATTGAAATGGATTTTCACAACCATATTTTTCTAAATTGGTTTGTTTAATTCTGTCTTGAATTTCTAAAGATTGTAATATATATTCATGCCCGTATTTTTCTAAACAGGTTTGTTTACTTTTTTCTTGTACTTCTGGGGATTGCATTGGATTTTTTACGCCCAGATTTTCTAAACAGGTTTGTTTACTTTTTTCTTGTACTTCTGGTGCTTGTGATGGGTGTTCATATCCCCAATTTTTTAATGAGGTTTGTTTAACTCTTTCTCTAATTTCTGGTGTATGGTTTGGGTGTTTGCCATTATAATTTTTTAGATAGGTTTGTTTCTTTTTTTCTTGTACTTCTGGGGATTGCGATGGATTTTCACAACCATATTTTTCTAATATAGTTCGTTTACTTTTTTCTTGTACTTCTGGTGCTTGTGATGGGTGTTCACATCCCCAATTTTTTAATAAGGTTTGTTTAATTTTTTCTTTTACTTCTTCTGATTGTAATACGTGCTCAACACCATATTTTTCTAAACATGTTTGTTTTCTTTTTTCATAATCTACATTTAAAGTACTAATTGAATTGTTAGACCGGTTTAAGAATTTATCATTAAAAGAGGCACCCACTCTTATTAAGAATCTGGATTCATACGCTAAAGCGGCTTCACCTGTATTAAAAACTTTAATTTTTCTTATTATAAAAGAATCAAGTCCTTCTTCAAGAATAATTTGCTTAATTATGGCGGAACTAGTCTGGTATCCATTAGATTTTAATAGGTTGTCTGAATTAGCATCCTTTCCATATTTTACGCCAGCATAGTATTTTTTAGATTCTACGTGTTGAATAATATAGAAGTAAGGTGTATAAATAGATATAGACATGATGCGACTCCCTTAAGTTGCATTGTGATTAGGGAAAGGGGGTGTTATAAGCATCTCCTTTTCTGTTTTTATCTATTTATATGTTTGTTAATTTTGGTATTATTTAATTAAATCTGGGATATTTGCATTAATTTGTGTCTGGCGTGTTTCATTAACCAAAATAATTTTCTGGCCAAATCTAATTCTAAATCTGACGAATTCGCGTTTATTTGTGTCAATTCAATTACCCATATGTTATTTTAAGTTCAGATAACCCGAGTGTTCCAAACAGCATTAGCCTTTTCCTGAGATTCCTCCCAAGTGTCGTGATGACCAATGCAATCTTGATTGGCACAGCGAGTAATATAGGGGAATGCTTTGTTTTCCTCGTCTTTGTAGCGAATTCCATTGACGCCACAAAAAGGACAATTTAACAATTGTATCAAGGTGGTCTTTTCATTCGCTTCATTAGTTACATCAGCAGTAGCAAATACAGGGCCGTTTTCTGCATCTTTTCGACTGAGCCAGTTTTTGCAATGATATCGACTGGTTACTGTTGTATATGGTGTAATTTGTCTGCCCAGTCCATCAAAAATAATTTTTGTTTCGTCGTTACACAATCCAAGATTGAAATTTTCAGTAGATCTCTTAAAAAAATAACAATCATTACAATAATTCATTATATGCCCCCATTTTGTAATACCAACTCCTACCATCACTGTGTTTAATATTTTTCTTCGTACTCCACCATTGGCAATTTCTTTTAACGTTGGTAAGTCGAATTCTCCGTTTGATGAATTCATCAAGATTCTACTCCTCTGTTAGTTTATCCCAAGCCAAATAAACAGTCATTGGACCAATTGCAATAGTCCAAATGATATGCGTTTTATAATTTACTCGCCAAACACCAAACCCAAATCCGCCAGAACCATTTTTCCAGAAACTATAATTAATTCTCATACCATCATTCTCTATTAGTGATTGAATGTCCACATTTAATACATTTAAATACTGGTATAAATTCAAGGGTTTTATTATTAATAAGCGGTTGTGGAGCGAAATATAAATGTCCGCTTTCAATATGAAGTTTTATCGCAAATCCTATTGCCATACTATTTCCACATATAGGACATATCATTTCATTTTTTACAGTTGTTTTAATCATTTATTTTTAGATCTAACACCAGTTGTAACATATGTAAGCAAATACTCCTGTGCTTCTTTCAAATTATCACACACCTGTTTATATCCTTGAGATTCAATAACATATGTATTATTATCGTATTTAATTATACCTAATATAATGTGAGAGTGTTGAATAGATAATGAACACTCACCAAGAGTATAATACCAAATACAATCTAATGCTGTTTTTTCTGTAGTTCTAATTTTAGGGTCATTTGTTTGATATATTAAATCGCCAGCTTCAATTAATTTATATGTCATAAGGAACGTTCCTCTCTAACCTTAGCAATAGCTTCATCTAACAATAAACGTAATGGTCCTTTTCGATACATAGCATATTTGTAATACTCGTCCCAATTATCCCAATCAGTGCCATTGTCACATATTGCTACACACCATTCTGCAAGTAAACGTATAGCTGCATTCAAATCGCTTTGTAATATATCATTTTCAAAAATCATCATAATTCATTCCTGCCTCTTTCATTAAAATATGAGCAAAATCATAACCTAATTTTTCTGCTTGTTTTTGTTGTCGATTTTGAGTTTTTTGTGAAATTTCAAAGCTAGTATTTAGATACACTTGTCTTTTACAATCACTTTCTGCTAAAAGTGGGAAATTGCTCCATTTAATACCCATAGAAAGATATTTTCGGTAAGATGCAAAAAGTTTATCCACTGTAATATAGCAAAGACATTGTAATTGCATTGGTAGTGGTTTGATCATTGATGCCCCCCTAATTCATTCAAAATAGCATTAGCAAAATCATCTGCATCTTCAAATGAAATTGCAGTCTTGAATTCACTATTTCTGGGACTATAAAACCAAATAGCATCTTCCTCTATATCAATGGCACACCGTCTAAAAGAAATACCTTCACGATTGATTATAGCATTAGCCAAAGCAATCATTTCTTCAGCGTTGCCTTCGATATCCGCATCTGGTGAAAGTCGTTCAGAAGACCTAAAACTATTATTTTCAAACCAAGTTTTATTATCATGTTCTGCCCTGACTATTAGATACCAATCGTCAAGTGCAGTACTTTTTCTAAGTGTTATTTTCATATAAACCCTAGCCTATTCATCAAATTCATTGTTGTGAAGGAACTGGGTGATTTCTTCCCAATCATTTGTCAGAATTTCATCGATAAAATTCTCAAGTTGTAACTGTGTAAATGACCATCGACCATCTTCACATTTAACGCCAGAATTCTTTGCAATTCTTATGATATCTTCGATTTTCATTCAAGAATTACCAATTGTCCAACTTTCATATTTTACTCTTTAATGGCATACTTAGCAAAATTTTTATACTATATATTTGACCAATATGTTGATATATTCTTCATCTAATGTAACTACATCATTAGTTGCTGCAATATTACTCGAACATAAGTTACACAATTCTTTGATCTTAAAAACTTCACTATATGTAAATGGACGAGGATAGTTAAATTTACCAGATAAGATTAAATAATTAATAGCAGATTCTCTTGATAATTTAGGAAACCACTTTCTTGTCATGACTGCATGAATTTGTTCTTCTTTGGCTTTATTTTCACTATTTTCAAATAATTCAATATCAATCAAATATTTTTCACAAGCGTTTTTAATCTTATATACATTGAAATCACGATTAGCTTTCATCAACCACTCCTACTATCTTACAATGTTGATTTCTGGGTAAATTCTGCTCACATTCAGCAATAGCATTATCGTATTTGGCTATTCTAGACTGTGGTAATGACATAATAAGCCACACGAATAATGTACATACAACTAGCCCTACTACGAAACCAGTAAAGAAAACTTCGCCTGATGAACTCGCCAAGATTCTACTCCTCTAATTTTAATATTGTAACGATTTAAATTCTATAAATACTCAACCAACCTGGAGCCAATACACAGAATCGAACTGTGATCTGAAGATTACGAAACTACTGTAATTGCCATTATACTATATTGGCTAATCAATTACTAATCAGTTTAATAATTCTCCAACGTGCGGTATTATATCTAAACCGATTGTTATACTTTTTTGCAATCATCAGCATCTTCATAGTGTTAAAAGAATGCTGATCTGGATTATAGAAATTACTTCTCTTATCCATTGCCAGCATATTATCCCTAACCAGTTGCCTCTTGTCGCCATAAGCAGCAGCAGGAGCAGATTTGGTAGCCATCTTTACAGGAATATCGCTATAATCACCCATCACATTCTCCAACTCGTTTAACTTGGGATAATTATACGCAACAACGGCATATCTGTCAACAACTTTTTGAATCCCACTCGCAAATATTTACAAAAAAGTATGAAAACTTACCATTTTCCTGTGATACTTTAAGCAATGGAATATCAGAATCTTTTAAACCAAATATCATAAAATAATTGTCTAGACTTTTTTCGTGCTTTTCAAATTGTACTAAACCTTTCTGAACTGAATCATATATAGTACGGTACATCTCAGGATTTATTGCTGTCCATTTAATTTTCATACGCTCACCGTTAAATAAATACGAGGCTCTATAGTAAAAATGTCTTTAAATTTTTGCTTAGGATTTCGATATTTATAGACATTATATGGATTAAATTCTGTGTATAAATTATCTTCAGTAATATCAAGAACAAAACCAATTAAATGATCTAAATAACCCAAATCTTCATAAGGACATATAGAAACAACGTCATTATCCGACATCATGATATAAAGTATTTTCCGTAATTCAGCACCATCATAGTCTAATTTATGAATAAGTGCATAATGTTTGGCAATTTCTTCATACTTTAAACCAACGAGTATAACTGCTTTAGACATTTTAACACCCTACTAGTAAATCATTGATCTGTAACTTATTGTCTTTAATGCAACAATCTTTATAATAATCGGTGACAATAATAGCCCATTCATCATTTTCTAGAGCAACTTCATATCTAATACTTGATTCCTGCATTTTCATTTTTGCTTCCCTTAATATATTATCGTGAGTGGGTTTAAATTTGTGATAATGTCCCCACTTATCAATTGTCCAACCATTTTCTATTAACCAGTTTTCTATTGTTATGCGATTCATTTTACTTTTAGGAACTCTTTAATGGTAGTCACTTTGGATAACCTATATTGCATCTTACCGTAGAAAGTCTTTTTGTGTAACTTTATCGCTTCTCTGGCTTGTTCTTCTGATTCGTACCCATAGATATCTCCTACAGGAAACCAAGTTGCTTCTGAACCAAATCCAGTATGTTCTGCTATATATCGAATTTTTTCTATCATACCTTATCCCACATAATAAGTTCTGTTTCAGCCGCATATAATACTTGTTGTTTTTCCTCTATAGTATTACATTGATTTAATTCTTCTTCTAATTCATTGAAAAAAATAATTAAATCGACTACAGGTTTAGTTAGTCGATAATTTTTGTTAAGTTCTATCATAGTAATACCTGAATTGACCTCGCTATATATCCTTCTAAATCATCTGTATTAAGTGACATATTTTCATTGATATCATTATATAAATTAACATTATGTTTTTTAATATATTCAAGAACTACAGATGATAACAATAATGCACTATTTAATTCATCTAATTCTTTCTTAGTAAATATTCGTGTAATCATATTAATTCTTCTTTAATTGTTTTAATAGTAGTTTAATTTTCGTCAATGTGTTTGCCAATTCTGCTAAATATAAATCGCTTTCATCGGTTATTGCCCAAATTCTATTTCTAGCAATTCCGATATCTTCATATGCCTGATAAACATATTCTATAAGTTCTTCTCGACGTTTATTCATTTGTTACTTTTTAATTTTAGTCTAACCAATCAAATTTGTCAACATCTTTATTGGCAATTTCTAATAAAATATCCCCATGACACGCTTTAGGTGAACAATAACAACTTAAATCTTTGCCACATAATTCGTCAACAATTTCACTAAGTTTATCTGGTTGAGTCATTATCCATTTCCGATATTTTTCAATTACTTCGTATCTATTGCCATCTTTACCAATAATAAAAGGATTACCCCACTTACTAGGACGACCGATATAAATACAGTCATCAGTAATAGTATCTTTGTAAATATTTAATACTTTAGGCATGAGGAGTTATTATGTATACAGCAGTTAATAAAAAAGACATTAAAGAATTATATAATCATTTAAAAAACAGTGCTAAAAGACGTAATATAGAATTTACGCTTACTGTATTAGATTTATATAATATTAGTTTTCCACTTACTTGTCCAATATTAGGTATGCCATTATATTTTAATAGAGGTTCTGAATGTGATAATAGTTATTCTTTTGACCGTATAGATTCCACAAAAGGTTATACAATTGATAATATCATCGTTGTAAGTAATCGAGTAAACAAATTAAAATCTAATGCTACTCTAGATGAAATGCGGAAAATTGCGGATTTTTATTCAGAACTTAATCATAAAATTCCCGCATAATCATCACCACACCAATGATAATCAGAATAATTGTAAAAGCATCAGCACTCATTAACATACACCATTATCGTGTTGTACAATATATCCCCAATGAAAAAAACCAGTGCCTATAAATGCCACTGTCAATAGAATAATAATTTCAAAAAAACTATGGGTATGTGTAGTGAACCATATTTCTGCCAGTGATCCAAAAAATAGAATAAGTCCTATCAAAATTCGTGTTGATCCTCTCATATGCTAATCCTCTTTAATTATGTGTATTATTTATTGCATTAAGAATAAAATCATTAAACGATACTTCCTCATCATCGAGAAAATACTGGAATTCGTTTTGGATATTAGCGTCGTATATATCATACGCATCTAATACTAATCCATCATGCGTAGTCATTTTATAATCTATAATTCCACTAGAACTCATGATCTTGTAATTCATTTTATTCTCCAATTATGACAAAAAGCACATCACCGCACGATATTCCACATCGGACAGTTTAGCAATGCCGGTAACATCGGTATTGTCGGAGAACTGATCAAAGTGACGATCATCCCCGCAGAAAACCCAAGGATTGACGTTACCCGCGATTAACTTTTTGGCAGCAGAGTCCATAACCACCACATCCTGTGCGGCCCACTTCTTGGCGTGATTGTAGGATACCGGACACCCGTCCATGTAGAGATCCCAAGCGGTCATCTCGGTGGAGGTGGAGGTGGAGGTGGAGGTGGTGTTCATAATGTTCTCTTTACGAATTGAGTTGTTGCTTGACTGTAGGATCATTATACCGATGATCCCTATGAGTGTCAAGCGTTATTTGATCACATATTTTTTTATTTCAATAATAAATTTAGGAAGGTTTTTGAGTCATGTTCCTTTTTTGATAACATGAATATGAATACCGTTGGCAGTAATACCCTTTAACTTTTGAACAACAACTTGGTGTCCATGTTTTTTAGCATAATCTTCAGCATATTGTTTTAATTCATCCCCATCAAATCCTTTTTGATAGGAATGAAAAATTTCACCACCTTTACGCTTTTTTACTACCCATTTAGATTTAGGTTCGTCACTTTCTTCATAATTCTTAATTTTATCGACATCACCTTTCCATGCTCTAGAACCAATAATAATATGACCACCATCTTTAACCGTTCTAAAGGAGGTCTCCATAACTTTATTTCTAATTTCTGGTTCTAAGACATTGACTACATTATGATGCACAACAGCATGATAATTGTCCGATGGAATATCACTGCCATCTTCTTTTTGGTATAATGGTTGTTTGTTTTCTGGTCGTTTACTGGGATTAGGTTCATGTTCATGTACAGTGTGAGTGTGATTTTCACCCAATCCTTTATGCAAAGCTTCAGCGTTAGATGCAGCACCAGAACCAATACTTAATATTTTTGACTTGGGTTTAAGAATGTCCGATAATACCTTACCCGTCTTTAAATAAGTGCCTTGATTACCATTAGGTAATTGAGTAGATAACGTATCGTTCATTATCTCTGTTAAAAACTGTGAAAATGTTTTCATATTATGGTATATTCTCTATCGGTATTTGTTTCACCGAAATTTTAGTAATCTTTCTTTAGCCGCTAGTCTAACATATTTATCTAAATCATTTAATGCCTTCCCAATATGTTTAGCAGTAGCATTAGGATGTTTAATAGCAGCTTCTCTAACATTCCAATTTGTATCATTTAATGCCTTTCCAATATGTTTAGCAGTAGCATTAGGATGTTTAATAGCAGCTTCTCTAACATTCCAATCTGTATCATTTAATGCCTTCTCGATATGTTCGGATGTAGCATTAGGATGTTTAATAGCAGTTTCTCTAACATTCCAATATATATCATTTAATGCCTTCTCGATATGTTCAGCAGTAGCATTAGGGTGTTGTATAGCAGTTTCTCTAACATATTTATTTGAATCATTTAATGCCTTACCGATATGTTCAACGGTAGCATTAGGATGTTGTATAGCCGCTTTTTTAACACTAACATCTCTATCATTTAATGCCTTACCGATATGTTCAGCAGTAGCATTAGGATGTTTAATAGCAGCTTCTCTGATACTAACATCTCTATCATTTAATGCCTTCCCGATATGTTCAACGGTAGCATTAGGATGTTTAATAGCTGTTTCTCTAACATTCCAATCTCTATCATTTAATGCCTTATTGATATGTTCGGCAGTAGCATTAGGACGTTCTATAGCCGTTTCTCTAATTTTGTAATCTGGATCATTTAATGCTTTATTGATATGTTCGGCAGTAGCATTAGGATGTTTAATAGATGCTAATTTAACAAATCCATTTGTATCATTTAATGCCTCACTGATATGTTCGGCAGTAGCATTAGGATGTTCTATAGCCGCTAGTCTAACAGTCCAATTTGTATCATTTAATGCCTTATTGATATGTTCGGCAGTAGCATTAGGATGTTCTATAGCCGCTAGTCTAACAAATTCATTTGTATCATTTAATGCCTTACTGATATGTTCGGCAGTAGCATTAGGACGTTCTATAGCCGTTTCTCTAATTTTGTAATCTGGATCATTTAATGCCTTCTCAATATGTTCAGAAGTAGCATTAGGATGAAGTACTATATCCTTATCATTATTTTTATACACTGCTGGATGTCTAGTGTATATACCGAAATCAGCAGGACCAGACAATTTTTTAGCGACATCATCAGCGTGTTTGGTAAAATCTGGATGTTTTATACCATATTCAGAATCTCTAACATAAACCCGTTTACCATTGGTGCCGATATGAGGTTGTAAAGTAGCTCGATAAATTTCTTTATTAGTATGATCATGAACTCTAACTACTATCGAACCATGGTATATTTCTGCTGGTAAATATTTTGCAACTTTCTTCTGCCCAAGAATGACCTTTTGGATGTAATTCATTAGCAGCAGGATTAGTTTGCCCACCCACTTCTATACCTCTAACGGTAGTAGCGTATATTTTATTGGTGGCCTTAACTCCATCCCTGGTGTTATCACTAGCAAATTCTTTTTGTAATGCCGGGTCTTTTATAACTTTGCTAAACCTAACTTTTCTACCTTTATTGTCACTTATTAACCCAGATTTATATTCTTCTGGAGTTATAGTACGATTTAGGTGCTGCTCTAGTTTTTTATGGACTTCTGATTTATCATGGTCATAGTTAGGTAATTCTTCTCTAACCAAATCATTACCTTTACCAAAATAATGATCAGTAGCACTTCTAGCTTCAGAACTCATAAAATTATCGTGGTTTGGATAACTATCGGCCACTTGTTTCTTAAAATGTTCTATTTGATTTGGATTAAGGTACTCCAATAGATATTCTTTAAATGTTTTCATCCTAACCCTCGATAAATTAAACTCTATATACTATTTATTCCTCCACATAATTTAAACAATCGTCACATTCCCCTTTGCTGTTCTTGTTTGGCAATGGTTCCCCGCAGCAAGAACACTTTGGCCAAGCATTCATCAACCTCAATGCCACTCTCTTGCGATCATTCTGATACTCATCACTATCGCCAGGATCATCAGAACAATAAGGAGGTTCGTTAACGATATCCTCTAAATCTTCATACGACATATCTTCCATATGATAATCACCCTCATCCAATTCATAATAAGATGACGGCAACATATTGTCATACGCTATCTGGCAAGAAGTAAAGGTACTCATGGTTGTTCTCTAGTTGTTTGACTGTGGTGCTATTATACAGATAACACACTATAAATATCAAGCATTATTTGCGAAATTCTGCGACTTGTATTCAGCAATTTTGGCTTCCAACGCATTCAAATTAGGATTATATTGACCAGCAATAGCCCGAATTTCTTCCCAAAATTTACGTTGTTGACTCTCGCGCTTCTGATTCTCCAAAATCGCAATAGCTTTTTCAATACTTACAATACTCAAACTATAGTTGTTCATCCATCCGCTTGAATACTTTTCTTGACCAGTTTTTACAGAAAAAGTACGTTCAAAACCAGTCTCAGTATTTTTGACAACGATCTTAATTTTATCGTGTTTAGTTACAACATAGCCCATATTAACATACGAATGCTCAACAAGTGCGACCGGAGTGCCAACAGGAAAATTGCCAAAGTACATTTTTGATCTCGATTGTTGCTTGACGATGGAGCTATTATATAGGCACCCAAACTCCACGTCAAGCACTATTTTACTTACAAGCTACAGGAACACCCATATTATTTACCTGTACCGCAACCCCAGAAGGAAATTGTAAATAAGTTACTGAATCAACACATATTTTACTATATCCTGTAATTTTTGCGCCAAACCTATCCATTTCTCCACAACCAACTAGCAAAAAACTAATTAACACTACATACTTTTTCATTCAATGTACCCTCAGAAAGTTGTTGTTTAATTTGATCACGCAATACTGGATATTCTTTAAACATTAACTGTAAACAATCGAATAATTCTACTAAATCCGCTGTTATATAAATATCTTCTCCATAATTCATCATCGAACTATCATCGGCAAACATAACAATAGAAAAATCTTCGTGAGCGGGATTGTAGATAGATTGACGAACTACATTGGTAAAATCTTCCATAGCTGATTCCCAAAGATCTTGCTCAGTATCTTCAAGAATATTCATCACATTATAAAATCGAGTGGCATAGTTCATAATAAATTACCAAACAATAAAATCATTTTCTTTGTATATACCGGAATTAATTAATTGTTGTTGAACATTTTCTTTTAATTCTGGATATTCCTCGTACAATTCCATCATACAATTAATTGATTCATCAATATTTTTTGTTACATAAAAATAATCCGCACATCGTATAACATTACTTTCATCAATAAAAGATATCATATAAAAATCATCAATAGTTGGATAAAGTACTGAATTTTGAATCGTATTTTCAAAATCTTTAAAAACCTCTTCTAACACATAATTACTACCTTCTATATTATTCATTACATTGACAAATCGAGTTGCATAGTTCATATTATTCACCATATTTGCTGTTAACTAGTGTATCTACTTGTTGAAATAATTCTGGATATTTATTGTTTAATTTGCTTATACAGTTTTTACATTCATCCTCATTTTTGGTGATATATACTTCATTATTGTATTTAAAAATGGCACTCTTATCACTGAACATACTGAATAAATAACCATCAAGTTCTGGTAAATCTATATTAGCAATAAGTTCTTTGTATAATTCTTCGGGAATTTTATGTATTAATTCACCACTAGAAAATATATTAACCACTTCTACACATTGTTGAGCATATGTCATAATTATTTACCTGGGTCTAGTACGAAAACCATATTTACTATCAAAGCCGTGTTTAATTATTTTATCATCATTTTGTACTTCAATCATTAAATTTTGCGGATATGATAGTGTACCGCTTAACCATATATCTAATTCTTGAAAACAACTATAAGTATCTAATACTTTATAGAATTCATAATCAGCTAATCGAGTGTTAAATTCTATACTATTCTTACTGCCATCTATAAGAACCGCATTAGTAATTTTATTAATCATTAAAAATTCCTTTTCAATATCTGATCCCGAATTAGCAAAAAATCTTTCTACTAAATTACTGTCCTTTTTTGAATATAATGCAATTTCATTATTACTTAAATATTCATTAAATGCTTCCAATGTATAGATATAAGTATTCTCCTCTCTTGGAATAGATAATGGAGTTTCTTTAACAAATTTTACTAATGGATAAATCTTCCCACAAAATATAATGAGATATTTGTATTCAGTAAAAATATTGTGTTTTTTGTTGGTAATAATATGGCTAAATCTATTCTTAGCAAATGACCAATAAGCATTACCAGTACTATTGCGCCAAAAACTATCATTAAAAAGATATTTATTAAACCGAGTATCAATCTCAGTACACAATTTTGGAGCATCTTTATTAATTGTATAACTGATTTTATCCCGAATGTAGATTACTTCATCCGCATTATCGCTATAAACTAATGCTGAATCGTAAAAATCGTGAAAATCTGATATTATTTTCATTCAGTTACTTGTTTTGTTTCAACTAAATATGCAATAAAATCATCAATATCATCAATGACATAAGTATTGATATCATTTCCGGGCATCCAACTATGACAGAACCACATTACATCATTATAAAGATCCCCTAACCAATTAACACAAAGTTTGTCAATAATATTTTCTAGATTAGTGACATAACCATTATCACATACCATATCGACAATATCAAGTGGAATGTTTTTAATATAATCATCGTTATTGCTTCTACTACGATTATACATTACAATAAATTCTTTTAATTCTTGTTTATTCATTAGTACATTTCCTAAAATAGTTTAATTTAATCTTACGCAAAAATATTAAAAATTCTGCCAAATCATAATCATTTAACATATTGTATTCCTTAACATCTAAAGGATTAACTCCAATACTTTCATAAAATTTGGAGATTTCTGATAGATTAACTTCACGCCAATAAGTATTCACAAATCACCCGCCTTAACAGCAAAATAGATAGCTACCCCAATAAAATAAATGGCAATAATCCACCAATTTCTGTAGCGTTTAAAACAACTGGTAGATAATCCCCACATACCCCCCAATACAAACGAGAATATATTGAGAGAACCAACTGAAATCAAAAACCAATTATAAAATTCATTAATATCAACGTTATTCATAATTTACACCAGGATATTTCATAATTTTCCATCAAAGTTTTTCTATGTAATTAGTATATATAACTTCACCTAAACTGTCAAGCAAAATTTATAGAAAAAAATAACCATATTATTAGTATGGTTATTTAATCTTTTTTATTTTCTTATAAAATATTTATAAAAATTAATTATTTACCTATGCCTACCCATTGTTTACTCCCATCTTGTAACCATGCTACTAAAAATAAAAAATCACTCATACAATTTAATGTTGGAATGGCCCACAAACAATCGGCAGTTACACAAGATCGCTCACATCTCCTCAAAATCGCTCTTGCTAACATTACATCGCCATTTTCTTTAGAAGGAATTATAAATCCTGTTAATTCTGGAAGTTCAACCTTTTCGATAAATTCTTCCATATACTCAGAAATAGTTTTAACATAATCTGATAATAGATGAATATTAGAGTCAAATGTTTCTGAATTGGTATAACAGAGACCACCAACATTAAATATTGTTTTCTTAGAATATTCTATATTTTCATTAAGTTTACTGATAATATTAGCGCCTTTACAATGCCAATCAATATTTTCAATGTATATCTTCCCTATACTTGAACACGCCTCATCTAATTCTCCTAAAAATTCTATAACCGGATTATTTTTCCAAATCATTTCTCCTTTGAAAAAAGATTTTCCCCCATCTCCAACACAAGTCCTAATTTTTGTAATAGGATTCTTTGGCTTTCTTTTCATTGTTTTTTCCCATTGTAAAACGTAATTTCATCATATTTTTTATCATATATTGTAAAAGCTTCATACGCAACTCGGAATATTGCTGCTACTGAAATAAATAATCCAATAATTACTAACCCCATCAAAGGATTGTAATATAACAATAGCAAATATAATCCTACTATCCATAAAATAGCTAAATAAAAAGTAGTTTTCCAATTTAATATTTTATTCATTTTATCTCTTTAATCACTTTATCAAAACTTGTACCATTATATCTATGTGTCGCTTCTTCATCAATATAATATTTAATACCTTTATCATTCAAAATCTCAATTAATTCACTATGATCAATTACCTCATCATGTTGGGCAATAAAAAACACTGAATTAGATAAAATAGTTAATGGATCATATTTAGCACAAGGTATATTATATTTCTTCAATGATTGTGCCGGATATAATACTGGATTAATTAATATTGATTTTACTCCATATAAATCTGCCATCTTTGCCGCTAACCATGCCCCTAATGATGTACCAATAAATGTGATATCAATGTCTTCTTCTATATGATCTAATAATGCTAAATCAATATTGTTACCTACTTCTTTAATAGCAATTTCAGGATCAATATCGGCCAAAAAAGCATAAATATAATCATTAGGATATGCTAGTTTTAATTGAGTTACTTTATCCGTATTAGGTGAAGAAGCATACCCATGAAAATATACAATAAATTTTTTCATTTAATAAGTCGAATCATCAATAATTTCTTCTACAGTGTACCGTAGACCTTTGTTAACAAACATAGTCTGATTTCTAAGCCAGTGAGCGTCAAAAGCCTTCATGACCAACCGCTTCTGCTCAGTACCACCGTTGTCCCATTGTGGATGATCGTCTCCATCTCGCCACCACGCTAAACACACTCGTTCACCATTTTGGGCAATGCTAAGAGTGGTGGTATGATCCCTATTCCAATAAAAGTCGGCCTGTTTTTTAACTTCCTCGACCGCCTCCCAAAACTCCTTGGCATTAGATGGAGTGATAGGTTCAATCTCCACATCGGAACCCTCAACAATAGAGGAAACACTAATTGCCCGAATTTCCTGAATCGACTCCAAAGTATTAGGCAACTCGTCGTTGCACTTCATCGTACCGTCCGTGAAGTACATAGTGATAGTGACATTGGAACTTTCATACACCGACTTGTAAAAACTAAGCGGATTGTCATACTCAGCAACCATATTACGAAGGGAGTTAATATCCCATTCCGTAGCAACTTCTTCGTCGTTTTCTGGTTCCTCGTCCTGCCACAACCAGCGATCAGGATCAAGGTATTCTTCGTGCATAGACGTAAAACTCATCAAAAATCTCCTAGTTGAAAGAACCGAAAATGTTCGCCAGACTCTCGACCCGATTAGCTGCGACACCACTCAGAATGGCAATCGCAATAGAGGCATCAATCATCGGTATCTCAAAACCCTCGGTGTCGATGATACCAGTAATGTTGGAATAACCGTAAACAGACCCATTAATATCGAACCAATCGACCTTGGTTCCGTTGTTTAAGAAAGAACTGAGGTACTTAGCGTTCATCTGAAATCTCTTTGAAATGGTGGGTGGTTGCTGATCCGATGTAAGTATTATACACCATCAGCAAAAGAACGCAAGAACTTTTTAAAAATACTTGATTAGACCGCTACTTTTTCGATTACAGTATCAGCCCCACATCTAGGACAAACACCTTCTTCTGTTTGAGTCTCCTCGTCCCACATCGAGTGCCAAGAACACAGTGATTTTGCTGCCTCGGTGATATGCTTGCAGGTATGTCTAAATTGAAACCCCTTACAAGTACACGACCAATCATAACGATCACGGGGAGAATATTCCTGTTTGTATCCGCCAATATTGAAAATAGCTCCGCGAGTAGTAGAACACACTGGAACATACTCAATCGAAAAATCAGTCATTTTAACTCTCCTCAACGGATAATATTAAAATTCTAGTGAGTGATGTTGTGCAACTCGGAAAGAACGACATACTCGATCTCACTGAACGAGAGAGAATCGAACCGATAGCAATCCCGAATCTGTTTGACGGTTTCCGCCATCGTCAACTCCAAATGACTGTTATTGTTCAAGAAGTCACGGACGAAGGAGAAAGTGGAACCAGTAATCATGATATGCCTCGTTATGGTTTGGTTGTTCTTGATTCGATGTAAGTATTATACATGAACAAGAAAAGAACGCAAGAACTTTTTTCAAAAAAACTAAAATTTTTTCATTTAATCGGATGACCTACTATCATTTTTCTGTGAGAAGTTCCGCCAATCTTTCTACTATAATGATACTCGTCTTCTGGATCTCTGTCAATAGATTTTCCTAATAATTCCTCTGCATTACTTGAAGGAACACCAGGAATACCTAATTTTTTAGAAATATGTTCTACTGCTCCTGATACTTCTCCCCAAGCACGTTTTTGTTCGTGATCCTCTATCTTAGTTTTTTTAAAATCTTCTTTACCTTGTGTTGTACCATCAGTAGCAGAAGCAATAGATTTTCTACCATACTGTTTTTTATACAAATTTACAGAAGATATTTTTCCATTGCGTATAGTAGCTTTTATTAATGAATTGGTAATATCATTGTGAATTGCATTTGATTCTTCAGTAGACCCAGATTCATTACCAGCATATCCGCCCGATTTACTATAAGCATCCCTAATTAAATCGTGAATCTCATTGCGATATTGTTCCCGAAATTTTTCATGCTCTGGTTTTAATCCAATGCTTAAAATGTGCTCTACTAGAAATTCAGTAAATGTTAACATAAAATTCCCCAATTAGTTAGTCTATATTATTTATTTAACTAATTGGGGAATGAGTTTACTAGGTGGTTATCCGCATATTTATTATAATATTTCACAATGTATCGTAAATTATTTGTAAATCTAATAAAATACCTTCTAAAACAATTTGTGGTTTACAATACCAGTATTGAAATAATTTATGATTAAACTTATCTAAATATTTTTTTATTTCTATGACTATTGGTCTGTTTTTCTTTTCCATCAAAGTTTTTCTTTTTTTATCTTTAATTTCTTCATTTTGACTGGGATTTTCTACACCGTATTTTTCAAGAAAAGTTTGTTTCATTCGTTCTTTAATTTCTTCTGCTTGGAAAGCATATTCAACACCGTATTTTTCAAGACAAGTCTGTTTAGTTTTTGCTCTATGTTCTTCTGATTGGGAAGCATATTCAACACCATATTTTGCAAGACAAGTCTGTTTAGATTTTGTTTTAATTTCTTCTGATTGAAGTGAATATTCTACACCGTACCTTTCAAGACAAGTTTGTCTCATTCGTTCTTTAATTTCTTCTGATTGACCAGGATTTTCTACACCATAATTTTCCAAAAAAGTTTGTCTAATTTTTTCTTTAATGTCTTGGTTTTGTAGTACATATTCTACACCATAATTTTCCAAAAAAGTTTGTCTAATTCGTTCTTTAACATCTTCATTTTGGCTAGGATTTTCTACACCATATTTTTCTAAACAAGTTTGCTTAATTTTTTCTTTAATGTCTGGTGCTTGTAACACACATTCTACACCATATTTTTCTAAACAAGTCTGTTTTATAGCATCATAATCAGTATTCATATTACTGAATGAGTTGTTCGACTTATTTAAGAAATTGTTATTAAAGGAAGCGTTGACTCTTCTTAAAAATCTAGACTCATAATCTAATGCTTGGTCACTAGTTTCAAATATTTTTATTTTTCTAATGACAAAGGATTCAAAACCTTCTTCAAAGATGATTTGTTTAATTACTTTGGAACTAGTTTGATATCCATTGGTTTTTAAAAGTTGACTGGGATTGGCACCTTTTCCATGTTTTACTCCAGCATAATATTTACCAGAGTTGATATGTTGAATGATGTAAAAATAGGGGATATAAATAGACGTAGACATGATGCGATTCTCCATAGTTGCATTGTGGTTAGGGTAAAGGGAGTGTCGTAAGCATTTCCTTTACCTGTTTATTTATCTATTATTAAATTTCTAAACCACGGTTTATATTAAAACACTAAAAAGGCGGTTTCCCGCCTTTTATGAATGGTGTTAGACTATCCGCATTTACTACTACCACAAGTCATACATTTTTTACACCCTTCTTGATAAACAATTGTTTTTGAATTACACTCCATACATATTTCTCCTTCTACGGTTTCCCCATCTCTAATAAAACTCGAAAGATATTTTGTAATTTGAAATAAAAATGATCCAACATATACATTTTCTACTTTAGATAATACATTAACAACATTTTTAATTGCTACACCATGACGCAATAATAAACTAATTACTCTAGTTAATTTAGTAGCATTATTATCAGTAGTAATTTTATCCTTAACTCCATCAATAAAATGTAAAGGAATATTTTTGTTGGTTGCTAATTCTAATAATTTATCCGTAGCATCGTGAGTAGTAACATTCTTTTCATGATGATTGGTGTGAACAAACAAAGCAAATGGTCGCGTTTTTGTTTCGTTCCAGACAATTGTCATATACCACTTTTTACCATCAGCTTTTAGAACTTTCATAGTAGCTTCGGTAGAATTAGCCATCTTTACATTATCTAAAATAATTTCTTCATCGTAACCATTTTTTTCTGTTTCTTTAATGGATAGAACAGATGCCATAGTTCCTTCACGGTAAGTTGTACAACCTTTAATATGACCAGATTTATAAGCGGTTAAATAAATATCCTTAAAATCTTGATACTTATATTCATTGGGTAAAGAAATGGTTTTACTTGCTGCTGAATCAAGATACTTAGTGAAACCAATCAAATCATTTAGATGATCTTCAGCGGTTAATCCCCCTAATGCAGTAACAACATAATCAGCGTTAGGATTCCATTCCCCTCTATCCCTTAAATACCTTACACCGTAGTCTACACACTCCACCTCTTTTAATAATCCACGACTCTTATCAATTTTGTAAGTGATGCCTTCATATACTCCCTTAAGCATATCTTCATCACCTTCTTTTACAAACTTAAATAGTTCTGTTTCATACCATTCTCCTTCATACCATTTAGGAGTTTTATCTGCAATTTCTTCAGGAGCAACAGACACAATTACAGTTCTAATATATTCTGGCATAAAGATTGGTTCTAATCCACCAGAAACCATATTAGCAAAGATTCCCGTACTTCCAGTTGGTTGTATTGATAATAAAGAACTATTTCTAATGCCAGTAGTTCTTAATTTTTCCATATATTCTTCAGATAAACCAATAGAATTTACGAATTTACCTTGAGCGTGTTTAATTGGGTCACACTTAGAGAACATTCCTTTCTCGATAGCTAAATCTATGGATGCTTCATAAGTAGTAATAGCCATCGTTTTCATTACATTTTCTCTTAGTTCAGCAGACTTTTCTGAACCAAAGCGAACCTTTAACATGAATAATGCTGATCCCCACCCAAGAATCCCTACACCTATTCGTCTTTTATTTCGCATAGAATCAATATATTCTGGTAAAGGGGCATTAGAATATTGATTAACATTATCTAAGAATCTTACCATATATCGAACATATTTTTTTAACTTTTCGTAATCAAAATCTGTTCCCACGCTATTAATAAATTGTGTAAGATTCATACTACCTAAACAGCAAACTCCACCAGGGGCTAATGTTTGTTCCATTTTGTTATTAATAAAGTTCTTTATCTTTATTCTCCTCATTTCTAAGGAGTATCGGACTATATCTTCAATTAGTAAACTAATTGTTGGGCGCTCTTGGATGGATTATTGTTAAGATACTCACCATCTAGTCTCTACACCTTCATGAAACTTTTTACTCTTATTTCATGCTTGGCTCGGTATCGCCATTGGAGGGTTCACCGAATTCACCCAATGATTATTCTGAGGCCAACAATTAACCACAGGGATTTGTTGCGTTGATAGTTTCTCCATAATTTAAGGGATTAAGGTCATTAGCACGATCTAAAAATAATACTCCAGGTTCGGCTCTATTATAGGTGCTTTCCATAATAAGATTCCATAGATATTTTACTGAAACAGTTTTATATACTTCTACTGGATATGCTTTTTGTAACCATTCTTTAATATTTCCATTCCATTCCGTTTTATATTTGTCGAAAGTGGTTTCTGGAAAAATTAAATTCCATTTATCTAATTCCGCTAATCTTTGCGCATCTATTACTCCAGACTTCTCTATCGCATCAATTTGTAATACTTTATCCATAAATTCATCACTAATATTAACACTAATATTAAATTTAGTAAGTCGTCCTGGTTGTTGTTTAGCGGTAATAAATTCAAGAACATCGGGATGAGAACAATCAAGAGTGCCCATCATAGCTCCCTTTCTAATCTTCCCCTTAGCTTTTGAATTAGATGACTTTTTTCCAGACCCAGCAGTAATAATTTCGGAAGTTTTATCAAATAATTCCATATATTTTACTGCACCAGGAGATTCTACCCCAATACCATGGATAAATGAACCTCTGGGTCGAATCCAACTGAAATTTTGACCCCAACCACCCTCAGACTTTAAGGTGACTGATTGATTTTTAAGATCATCTATAATACCATTTAGACTATCAATATCATAGGTATTCTTAGGTGCCACAAAACAATTAATAAGTGTCGTTCCCTTAAAATCAGTTCCAGCATTAGCGTAAATTCTCCCGCCACTGGTTCCCGTGAAATCAGTTAATAAATCAGTAAACTTTTCCTCCCACTCTTGTTGTTTTTCATATGTATTCTCTACTGAAGCAATTGCCTTAGCTACTCGCCTAAAAGTATCGTCTACGTTGTTAATATCACTATGATCTTTATATGTTTGTTCCCAAATATCATGGGAAAAGTCGTCTACAAATTGTGTCATAAAAACTCCTATTATCTTACCGCATTAATTTCGTTTAATTTTCGTATCGTTTCATCAAAATTATTATGAAGAATACCGATACCCCCTGCTTCTGTCCACATTACAATATTTTTTTCTTGGTCATCAAGTAGAATATACTCATTACTTCTACAAAATCCGCTTTTCATTCGCCAATTTACCACAGAATTTACTATAATATTTTCCGATAGATTTTCATACACCCATTGTTTTTTATCCATAGCCGCAGTTTTTAGATATTTACTGGGGGAAGGTAATGCTGTTAAAATTTCTATTGGTAGAGTGCTGCGTTCATATATATAATCAAAATATTCTTTAGCATTATCCATTAATCGTAAATTGAGATAGAAATGTGGAATTTCTTGTATTGTTTTCCATAATATTTTTTTATCAACTTCACCAGGAGATTTGCCCAATAATTCTTTAACTGCATAATTAAAATCGGCAAATACTCCATCGAGGTCTAGATATAATTTATTCATATTTTTTAATTATTTTATGTAAATTGTAATAGAATCTGTCAATAGGAATAGTAGATAAACCGCTCATTTGTCCATCATTAATTTCCACCACCCACCAATTACCTTTTAGATCTTTTGCGACATCAATTACATAAAAATTGGTATAGTTTTTGATTTGTTGGGCTATTGAATGGACAAAGAATAGACCAGTATTTTCAAAATCTTTATAATCAATTTTAGTAAGATCGTCTAGACAACTCCAATAATAGTCATAATCAATTAGAATACCCTTATAGAAAAAGCATCGCCATTCATTAGTCATTGGCATATTATTTATACCAGTTTCATAAGTTTCTAGTGGAATATATTGGCGATAAACTAGTCCTTGTGGTCCTATAAGTGGATCGTTCAACAATTCAGAAGTAATATTATACACCTGTTCACGATTAATTGCAAACATTTTTGTATCCCATTCAAATTTTCTAGAATTTGTTTTACCTTTTATTACAATAGGATACGCATCATTTGGAATATCAGTAACATTATAATAGGTAGGGAAAGTATATTTTTTTATATCATTCACCCATTCCATACTAGCGATATAATGATGTTCTACTGGTGAATTTATTGGTTTTAGACCTAAGTTAAATAGATCTTCGGCAACTTCGACATTATAGGGTAAAGCAGAATAGCGACAAATTACTGTATTATCTTTAAGGTTAGGTTGTAATTTTGTTCTATTAGTTACGGTATTGAAATATTTTTGGCAGTAATCATATTCTTCACTATTATCATGATTTTTTCTGAAATATACTTGCATGTTATAGTCCTAATAATAGATAAGTAGTAATTAAACAGGTAGCGTGAATAACTTGATCTAATCCTATTGTTACAAAAAACCAGTGACGTTCATTATGTTGCCAGAAGATACTTGTCATTCTAGCGGTAATATAATCGACAATAAAATGTAACAAAGAATTAATTATAGCATAGGGTAAAGATATAGGAATAAAGAGTAATCCATAAATCGCTACATGTTTTGCTAATATTAAATTGCTTTTTGATTTATTAATTGCTACATGACTTGATTGGAGAACAAAATCTGCAATAAAGTGTATCCATAATAGCAATAATACAACTTGAACTGATATCATATAAATTCACCACTATAATAGTTAAACTGTCATTGTTAGGATTTGGTATTTTATTCTTCTACTTCTTGTTCAATATAATTAGATACCCACTTTACAAAATCTGCGGAATTTACAAATTCTCTTAAAAAATATTCTGAATTATTAAAAACAGCAGTATAATACTCTTCTGATTTATGACTCATTAAAGCTATGCGATATTTAAGAACTAAAGATTTTGGTTTAACGCGCCATATTTTATGTGGATCGTTAAAATCTGGAGAACTACAATCATTCCAATTTTGGCATCGTTCGTTAAGACCATCATCCTTAAATTGAATAACTTTACCTTTAGCCCAAGCTTTTATAACATCATAATATTGGTGTTTCATACTGCCATCTCCATTTTGATACTAGGATAAGGATCATAATTAATAATATTTGTCCAATCACTAATAGGTAATTCAGTAGTTTTTAGAAAATTTAGATCAGCGACATCATTGGACAATATTATTTCTGGAGATTCTTTAGGTATTCTAGTTAATTGTTCTTTTAGTGCGTCGATATGATTAACATAGATATGATAATTCATTGCAAAGTAGTATAATTTTCCGGGTTTATGATTAGTAATTTTTGCCATTAGATGAAGTAACCAAGCATATTGAGCAACATTAAATGGCATACCCAATCCTATATCATTACTTCTCACATGTAAAAATAGGTCTAGAGTTTGGTTATTATTGCTTAAACCAAATTGCATTGTTTTATGACAGACAGGTAATGCTTGTAAATGAAGTTCTGCGGGATTCCATCCTTCAATAATCAAACGACGATCATCTATATCTCTTAACAATTTGGTGTAGACATCTTTTAATTGATCAACCACCACTTTAATATATCTTTTATCAGGAAAACTATAATAATTACTTTCCCAATTTCTCCAGCGGTATCCGTATATCATACCGAGATCATCAGTACCTTTTCTATTAGGATTATTTAACCATTCTATATTTTTGTTCGCATTAGAATTTCCTGTCAAAAAAATCATTCCATGTTGTACTGCGGTCCAGGTTCCAATTTCAGTAGATACACACCATACAGGTTGCATATCTAATGTAGATATTTTTCGGTTAAATCTACCAAACACTGGTCTGCATCCTTTTATAGAATAACACGCAGTCCAATTTTCGTGATCTTTTTTTAATTTTGATTCAGATGCTCTCTTACCTTCTAAATATAGAGCAATTTTAATAGCGTCTTTAATAGGGCCTTCACATTGATAAATGTGTATTCCATCACCTTCGGCAAATTCAATTGCTTTCAACCATTCTTTTCTCTGCTCTGATGACATCATTAATACAATATTAACTGCATTTTGTTTTGGATGCCCTACCCTATTAATTAAATCATCTGAATAATCAATATTTAATCTCCATGTAACATCAATACTTTCATTTCTTTTTTTTTCATATCTAGAATGTGGAATATTATTTTTTAATAAATTTTCTATTGTTTTAACATAATGAACTTTAGTTTGCATTATACACATTGATGGTCGTTTTCTGCCTCTAGGTCTATCAACATATTGTTCCACACATCCATCACCTGCAATCCAACCAAGAACGGCAGCTTCGACGTTACTAATTGGTAGCCCGATTCCTGTGTCTGCTGGAATAGAAAGTATAATATTACTTTTTGATCCTTTGCCTAATTTATTGGTTTCTATAAATTCTATTGATTTTACTGTTTTTTTGTTTAATGTTCGTCGTTTTTCAATTACCCATTTATGATTAGGAGTACATTCAACACCATATCTACTATTTTCTAATCTAACTACATCAGCCTTTTCATAATAATGAATGTCTGTAATTTTAGTCCATTCATTATTTCCAGTTAGTGGATTATAACCAATTGTTTCATCTCCTATCACAACATCTGCATATGATAATATCCCACGTTTGGTTAAAATTGTGGTGTGTATTGGCACACAATCCCAAACCTTACAACCCAATTTCCTGAAATCTGCTGCATTAGTATATCCACGAATAAATCCTAACATTTCCCCGAATGCACTTTTCCAGGGTACTCGTTTAGTAGTTAATAAAGGAAATCCATCTTTCATATTAAATTCCATATATAATCCATTTTTATATAGAGTATCAATACCCGTTCTATTTTTGCTTAATTCTCCAGTAGTAAGCACATCATCTACTAAATTCAAATAATATTCATCAAATGTCATAATTAGTTCTCAATTCATGTTGGATTATATTCATTCGTTCGTGTAATAAATTATATTCGTTATTGATTATATTATATTCTTTAACCATTTCATCTGGAACTTCTGTTAAATCATCTTCTGTAATATTTAACAAATTCCACATAATAGGGCTAGAAATGATACTACAAAATCCAGGTTTAAATCCAGGTTGATCAGCGGTAGTATATAGATACACTTTCACATTGTTTCTCACTAATAAGAAATTATATAGTTATTGTATATTATTAATCAATTATTTCTCGTTTATAAGAAATTATTGGGGGATATTGCTCAATTGTTTTTCGTTGAAGATATGTAATAGGCCGGGAGGATTATCGAATCTGAATACATAGCGTGGAGTATTATCATCGGCCAAAAACCTAGATTTGATAATACCACTTGCTTGATATGATCCACCTACTTTATATACGATTTGGTTTTCGTCAAATTGATATTCATTCATATTATGCCTCATTTAAGTTGAATTGTATTGCCAGGAAAATAATATTTATTATCGTTTAATAGTTTTGCTATTTTCTTTTGAACCTTCTTGAAATTATTCACAGATAAAATATATTCTTTTACTAATTCTTCGGGTATTTTATATGTAATATCACCGTTTTCTGGATAAGACATTTCATAAACTGGATGCCATTCTTCTGTATAAATGCTCATATTAATCATGATGAAATTACCTATAATTTTTAAAAGATTCTATAATGTTTTCGTATTTATTACTAATATAGGGTTCAATAAAAAAGTGATCATTATCCATATTAGTAATTACGATAGATTTATTCTCAGCATATAATTTACATATAGTATAATATTCATCTATTAAATTGGGTGGTATATAAACATTTATTTTTTTATGTTCTTCCAATACCAATTTATTAATAAGTTTAAACAATTTAGTATAATTTTCTATACCATCGAAAGTATGATATATATTATTTTCTTTTATAGTAATAGTTTCATTATTTAAGTTATTAGCAAATTTCTTAGTTAATGTTGTATTATTATATTGTTTAAATATCTCTACTATATGATTACTATTGTGTGGTGAGATATAAAATGCTGTATGTTCTTTATCATAATCAATAATATCTGATATATTAATAGGAGATTTTTTTGCTATTAGTTTGCTGATACGATGATAATGATTAACTAAATTTCTATTAGATGATACAATTCTAACGGTTCTATTTTTTTGTAGAGTATGATATTTAATTCTATCCATCATTGTACTAATATAGCGTGGATTAGGTTTATCGTTATTGTGTATTAATCCCGATATACCATTATTATCTACATGATGAATTTCCATAGCATTAGTATTATGAAATTCTATAATATGTCCGTTATTACCTTCTGCTTTATACAATTTGTATCGGCTTACTTTATCGTATTGATTTTGGATTTCATTTCTAATATGATTGCCGATATCGCTATGAGTAATATCTTCTAATTTCCAAGGTTTATCGAATAATTCTTCAACCAAATTTTTATAGTTCATTGAGGATTTTAACATTAACCAAGAACCGTTTAATACGATCATCTAAGCCGATTGTACCACCATTAATAGCTTTTGTCAATCCAATAATATCTTTTTTATCAGCAAAACGATTAAGATCATTTTTTCTCCAATAATAAAATGCTGATAATAGTGCGCCTTCTGGGGTTAATAGAAATGGGACAACAGCATCTAAATTCATATTAATAGATTCGGCAAAATCCATATAATTTGCTTTTCCAGTTAATTGGATAAGTCCTTTACCAGAATATCGCCAACCATCGCCACTACTTTCGGGACCATTACCAAGACGATTTGCATAGACATAATTGGCAATTTTTTCTGGTTGACGAGCATATTGATTGGCGAAACTTGTAGATTTAAAACGACTAGGCCAAGTTCTCATTAATCCTGATGCACTATAATTGAGATTTTCCTTAATTACGGTAAAATCATTACTTTCATGAGCGCATTGTGACATAAACGCCGCTATTCTATTAACAGTATCAATTTCGTAATATTGATATTTTTCAATAAATTTGCCATACCATACTAGCGGACTTTTGTTGGTAGGTATCATACGACTAAATTTTGTGTAAGTAATATTCATTTAACATTTCTTCCAATTGTTGTATTTTAATTTTGCGGTTAAACCATTACTAATATTTGCTTCAATAATGTCGATAATAAGTTCTTGTGATATGCCTTCAGTAATAGCTTTATTGATATCTTTATATTGAAAACTATCTGGAAATAACACCACATTAAAGCCATTATCAATAACATTTTCCACTAATTTAGTTAATATAGGTGATCTTGGTTCGTTGTCTGGTATAATAACTAAATTGGCTTTTAATTCTTGGATAATAGGTTTGTTAAATGATGTACCCGATGTTGCTATACTATTAGGTAAAAATAAACTATCAATTGGCCCTTCTACACAATAAATCCTATCATTTTTATTTATTCTTTCTAATCCATAAACAAACTCTTCTTCGCCAAATTTCATATTATAGTATTTAGGATCTTCATTACCAAAGGCTCTAGCACTAAGTCCAAAACAAATAGACTCAGAATTATAATATGGAATAATTAAACGCGGATAATCATTAACATCATCGACAAATTTACTACTATCAATACTATTAATATATTTTTTGAATTTAGGGGTAAAGAAAAACAATTCCCAATATTTTCTAGGAATTTTTCTATTAATTACATATTTAATAGCCGGATGTGATAAGGGTAATGTGTCTAATCTTTTTAACCCCAATAATACCTGTTCTTTAATAATGAGTGGTTTAGTTAGTAATTCTTCTAGTTTATCTTCATAGGTAAATTTAGAAGAATCGCCAATACTATCTAATAAGTATTCATTATATAAAGAGATATTTACTGTTTTGATAAAGGTATTCAGTTTGGCGCTATAGTTACAGTTATGACATTTTACATTTAATTGATCTTTAATTTTATAGATATATCCTCTACTTTTAAACTTATTTTTCTTAGAATCTCCGCAAATAGGACATCTAAAATTATAAAGGTAGGTATCTAATTTTTTATAGTTTTCTAGATACCCACCCAATAAACTTGCATATTTCATATCAACAGCAATAGACATTATACCCCCAATTCATAAGATGCTTCTAATATCCTATAATAATTATCTTCATAATCTTCCATATAAAATTCTCCAAATTCCATATCTCTAATTATAACAGGTAATGTCTCATAGTCCACCTTCAATAATTTCGGCATTAAGATATCGCAAAGGAATGTATAATCTAAATATTCATGAGGAGTATGTTCGTTTTCATAACCCACTGAAATATTTGTACATTCAATAATAAAGCTTGTATATTGAGCTGTATCTGTAAAAATACCTAATGGAGAAGTTCTATACCCTACTCCAATTTCTTCGGCCAATGCGTTACCAAATATATCGGAGCAACATCGTCCCATAAATTGATGAGTAATGACTTCATCTTGTCCTCTACGATCAAAGGCAATAGCTTTATTAATTCCTTTAATATAATCGGGTTTATTTTTAGCAATCCAAGCACTTCCTAATCCGCCAATTTCTTCATCTTTATGGAAAATATAGACACCAGGAATATTGTTATCAATCATATTCAGCATTATCCATATTCCTGCTGTATCATCTGCTCCTAATACTTCGCCATCTTTTTTAGAGAATATGCCGAATACTTGATCATCTATAACTTCTTGACGACCTTCTTTGCTATGTACTGTATCCGTATGACAAGAAAATAGTGTATCGCTTTCTCCTACAATGATATAGACATTACCAAACGCATCTTCCTGTGCATTGCGGTTATGTTTAATAAAATTGTCAATAAATTCCGTTTCTGTATTACTTCTTGCTGGTCTACAATAAGTAAGCATTTCCTTTAATTGTAAAATTCCCATTATTCATAGCCTTGATCGTTATAATTCCCATTGTTATAAGGAGAATATTGTTGTTGTGGAATATCAGTGGGACAATAAGTTTCTTCAGTCGCCAATGTACTATGTTTACCTTGTTCTTGAAGTAATTGTACACCATACACCAAAGCATTGCCCACACTAAAGATAACATTTTTTACCTGTTGTTGATGCAATGGAGTCATGCTGTTGTAAATAACAATCAGCATAATAATTGTCACAAGTTTCCTAAACACGATACCAAACACGATACCACCTCAATAGTTTATTCAGTAAGTATATTATACACGCATATATTACAAAGTCTAATAAAATTTACTTATACCCCCATAAAAAAGATTTGCTTGACAGGGTATTGGAATGAGAGTACTATTTCACTGTTGCCCTGTTTATGGAATTATATATTCTTTATATTGTATAAGTTATACAGTATTAGACCATAACTTAATCGGCTTGTAAAGGATTTTATAACAACTGTATAGGATTTAGAAAAAGAGTTTCAATATATAGTTACTACTTAAATAGGTAGTAAGTATTCATTATATATTAGTATTTAACAGTTTTACACTATTAAGATTTTTGATAACATATGGTTTATTAGGATTATTAGTGATATAGTTATATAGCATTTTATCATCATAAGATTCTAGATTAATACCACCTAATATTGTTCTACCCGATGATTTACCAGAAACAGTATTGAATAATTTTGAATTTACATCAAATGTTGGATATCTTCTTTTATACTTTTCTGCTGCATCAATAGATATTTTAGGAGTATCGGTACTTACTGCGGCACCCGAAACATTAGCCACTTCTTCAAAGATATTTAAGAAATCTGTCAATAGCAATTCTTCTTCAACAAAATATCTACTATCTACTAATTTTCTAACTTGTCTAAAATTAGTAACTGATATATCATCATTCAATAGCAATGCAGTAATATAATCTTTTTTGGTTTCTACTAGCGGTAATATCTCATCCAATTTTTTTATGATAGGATGGTTATATTCTGATTCTGCCAATGTATTAGTCAAATAAGCTAACACAATAAATGCGGTATTATTATCCATTACATTTCCTTAAGTATGTTTAATAGTTGTGTATCTAATGTTATATTTTTACGATATACATTAAGATCGGGTATTTGTTCTGGTAATAAATTTAAATAATATAAAAATGTTGCCAATAAATTCCAATAGTCTTTATCTATTTTATAAAACAATAAATCTGGCGTAACAATACCGAATAAATTGTGTAGTGTAATAATATGATTGAGTATTAATCTTTCATTCATATCATTATTGTGTTTTGCCCTAAAGAAAAGTTTTTTTAGGTATATAAACTTATTAAGATCATTAGTGAATTCCTCTACATTAACACACTGAGGATTATCATAATGTTGCATAGCTAATGAGAGGAACACACTTTCTTTCATAAATTATGAGTCAGCTAATACAGAATCGTCTGACGCATCTCCGGTAGTGCCATTTTGAACGGCAGATACTTCTACAAATTGATGGGAAATATGTCGAGTAACACCATCAGTTTCTTTAGTAGTATGATACCACCAACCAGGAGAATTAATTCCTCTAGCTTTATTTTCTGCAATAGATGCTTCGGTATTATCGGCAAAGACAATATTAGCACTATTATATTCGCCATGTTTAATAACTACTTCTAATTCGGCATCTGTTCCAGTATCATCGGTAATAGTAACAGTAGGTGGAATTGAATAACCACCACCTGGATTAGTAATTACAGCACTAATAATTTCGCCACCTGTTACGGTCAGTTCTGCGGTTGCATCTGCCCCAGTGTCATCGGTAATTGTAATGGTGGGAGCAATAGAATATCCACTGCCGGGATCGGTTAAAACTGCGTCTGTTATAACCCCTTCTGCCACTACTAGTTCGACTGTAGCACCCTCCCCAGTATCATCGGTAATTGTAGCTACTGGCGCATTTGAATAACCAGTACCACCAGCCGTAATAGCAACATCTGTAATAGTACCTCCAGCCGCAACTAGAGTGACAGCAGCACCAGATCCGGTTTCATCCTGCTCTACACTAAATGCTACAGTGGGCGCAGTATAACCACTCCCAGGATTAGTAATGTTAATGCCTACAATTTCGCCTCTGTGCATATACTTTGGCTTGCTTAGTTCAGTATCGGTTTTATTCCATAAAGACATGATTTTTTTCCTCGATTGTTGTTTAAATGTTATTTTGTAGATAAATTACTGGTAGACTTTAACATCCAAATATGTTTCTCTAATGTTTCAATTCTACCGGCTAAATAATTGGATATGCCTTCTTTCTTATTTTCTTGTGATAATTGTAATGATATATTAAATGCTTCTAGCGTTTCTTCTAATGATTTTAATAATTCGTTTAATAAATCAGTATCTTTACCACTTATATTATCTTTAATAGTAGATAATTTTAATATTTCAGTTAAACTAGACGGGGCATATTCATCTAATGTCCTGATATGTTCTGCAATAACATCAACATCATCATATAAATCTTCATATAAATCACCGAAAAACTTATGTAATTGTGGAAAATTAATACCAACAACATTCCAATGTGCTATATGACATTTAAAATAAGATACAAATTCATTAGCCATACTTACTTTTAATGATACTACTAATGTTTTACTCATTTGTTTAATCTTGCTCTCTCTAATTTTAATATTTTTTGTTTTAAACGTATCGCTAATTTATTAACTAATGTAGCTTTCTTTTTTACTAAATCTTCTAATCGTTGTTTTTCTACTACTGATAAAGAATCTAGAGGTTTTTTAGCCAGTTTTTTTTTCATTAGTAGTATTGCCATTTTTCTAGCACGTTCTTCAATAGTTTTTTCATCAGCTTTATGGGAGAGTGCTATTTTTTCTTTTCTGTCTCTAGTATGGGCATTATGTTTAAATCTTAGGGCAATAGCTTTTCGATCTTGAGTATTTAATGATTCGGCAATAATATCATCCAGTTCTTCATCATCAATACTTTCATTTTTGGTATCTTCATCTTCCTCTTCTTTTTCGCGTTTGGTTTTTACAATTACAGAAGGTCTATTTTTAAATTCTTGTTTAATATCACCGAAACCATATCCTCGTTGATCTCTTCGACGTTGTGCAGCAGATGTTTTTCCCTCTATTAAATCTAAAAAGGCTTTGTATTTAATCATTTTTTTATCCCAGGAATTTTAGCGGGGGCCATTAATGGTTTATTTTTTGTTTTAGTTATTTTAGGTCCGTATAATCCTCTACCACTTATTTCTTGAGCATCGTCTTTATCAACCACTGGACTTGTATCACTAGGATCTGTTTGACTTAACATATTTCCGCCATTACTATTGGAAAATGTTACTACTCTAGCGATTGTTTTTCTTCCCGTAATAGTAGCTGATCTATCCGCAGCAACAATACCTTCATCTATAGCATTATATTTTGCCCGTAATTTTCTAGCCATATCATTAACTTTAAATGAACTACCCACTTCTGTTGCGTCAAATTTTTCTTCTTTATCCTCTACATCGGTGTCATCATCATCTATTGCATTCTTATTATTCCCACCATCATTTGCCACTCTAGACAACAATTCAAAATCACCACTTCGTAAAATATCTTGTGCAATATTATTCTTTTTATCTTTATCTACTACAACAGTTTCATGAATAAGCGCAGGAATAGCACTCTTATTGTAATTAATATTCATTGAAGTTGCCATTGCTAACATTCTTTTAATGATATCAATTACTTCAGGTGTTAGTCGTTTAGATCTGATAGTATATAATCCTCTATCTACTGCATTTTCTGCTGATAAACTTTGAACATTATCAACACCTAACAGATAACCAATAATTCTACCCACTTCTAACCGATCTTTTGACCTAAAAATTTGATTAATTGCTTCTTCGATAATAGTACATTCTTGTAACCATTTACGAGATTTATTACCATCACTATCTTCTAAATGCACATAATTAGTACCTTTACCAACAATCGTATACCATTCACCAGCAGATTCTACTACATCCCCAACATTAAAGATTTTACCATTGAAATAATCTTCTCTTACTTTATCATGTGGGAATTCAATTTTACTTCTAATTTCTGTTAATCCCATACCATCTCTAATATCATTCATTAATCGTCTGGCATCAATAAATCTAAAAAATGAAGGCAATCCCGCTTGAAATTTAGTAATATCGCCTGAATAAGCAGCAATTCTTAAATGTATAGGAGATTGTGGTCCATCAGAAAAATCGGGGTTATCTATGCCTAATGGTAAAACTTTAATAGAATCGTAATAAAACACTGAATGATTAGATTTTTGGATAGCTTTATTAACATCTGAAATATTATCATCGGCAATAATTAAGGTAATATGTTTATACCTATTATTAAGACTGCGCAATAAATTGATTAAATTTTCTGTATAATTTGGCACAAAATTAGTATTAGGAAACATTAAATTTAAATAATGCAATTTCTTATCTATAGTTAATGGATTGTTAGTTTTATCATAGCGGGACGAAACATAAATAGCATAATCATAATTTTGGTATTCTGCTATTTTTTTCACTTTTTTAATAAGCAATTCGTGACCAATAGTGGGCGGATTAAAATCACCTAAACCTAAAACTAGCGATACATTTGGAATAGATTCCAATAAAGTTCTATATTTAATCATAGTTATCCTGAATTTTTAATATTATATAACTATTTATTAGAATAAAAAAATCCCCAATAAAGGGGATTATTCAAACAATAGTATATTTACTTTTTCTTAGGTGTAATATTATCCTTTTTTTCTACAATGTGAATGGTATTGGGTTTTGGTGGTGTAGTGTTAACGGGTTTTCCATTTAAAGTAATGCTAATTTGTTCACCAATTGCTAATTTATCTTGCATATAATTCTCCTTTAAAACATAAATTCTTTGTAATTATTGTTGGTTATTTGAGTATTTATTATAGTTTCGATAGGCGCATTGGGTGATATATATGCTTCAGTAGTAAGGTTGCTTTGTGCGCTATCTTCAGCATCATAAAACTTCATCTTATCCATATCTATTCCTACAACAAATCGAGTATTTTTACTGATAGAAGTATACCTATTCTTTAATTGTTTGATTGCAATTTGATTAAGCATATCTAATTCATCTGATCCCATTAACGCAAACACCAAATCTGCTACATAAATAACACCAATACTCTCGGCAATATCGGTTAATTCTACATCACTGGACGCTTGAGATGCTCTGGTTAATTGTGCAGCAGTAAATACAGGAATATTATACTCCATACTTAATCCGCGTAGTTCTTCTGCTACTGATTTATATAGCGTAAAAGAATTACTCATACTATTGGCTTTTAAGCGAGATGAAGCACAAATAGTTAAATAATCTACTATTAATAAATCGGGTACAAATTCTTTTTTTACCTTTAACTCTTCTATTAATGCTCTAAAATGTCCTGTGTGCGCTGATGTAGTAGGATATTCTTTAATAATTAATTGTCCATGAGTTTTTTTATTAATCCTGTCTAATTTAGTATCAAAGGTTGGCTTGTCTAATACCTTTAAATCATCTAAAGAAATATTCATAAGATTTGCATCAATACGTTCGGCAATACGTTCTTCTGCCATCTCTAAAGTAATATATAGAACATTTTTACTTTGAATTAATGTTGAAGCTGCTACATGACATAAAAAAGCACTCTTACCACGACCACTGCCAGCTAATACTATAGATAAACTTTTAACACTTAATCCACCATTAGTAATACGATTCATCAATTCAATATCAAATGGTACTTTATCTTCGCGTCTATGGTAAAAATCAAATCGTTTATCACCATCTTCTAAATATGAATGTCCTACTGATTGATCAAAACATACGCCTAATGCATCTTGTAATATCTTAGGAATACTATCTTTGGTATAATTAACATCTGTACCATTCATTATCCCAATTGATTTAACAATAGCATTATATACAGCTTTATCCTTACAATATTTTTCAGTATTACTAACTAACCAATCATAATTAATATCTTCAGGGACTAGGTTGGTGATATATTGATTATATGTATTTAATTCTTCATCAGTAATATCGGTTCTATTACTGACTTCAATAGCAATAATATCTTTAGCAGGAGGTTTATTATATTTCCTAAAGAATGTTAATATCTCCTCAATTAGAATTCTTTCGTGTTTTTCAGTAAAATAATCAATGTCAAGATGGGGCGATACTTTCCTTATAAATTCCTCATTAAAAAATAAATTCGTAATGATTTTTTCCTCAATACGCATAGACATTTATTCTTCTACTCCACCAGAATATATTACAGAATTAGTTGCTAATTGTTTTTCAATAAGATCTAAAAGAATATTGCCAATATACTTTTCAAATAGTTTAGTATCATATTCTTCTTCTCTATTTTCCATAATATCGTATTCAAATGTTAGTACAGCGTGATCTTCTTCTTCAGATACACCACATTTATTGTAAGAATAGGTAATACCCGTAAATGGTCCATCAATTAATTTTAGGGCAAATATATTCTCGCCTTCTACTGGAACTAATTCATAATCATCATCAAACATTTAATTCACCTTCTATTTCTTTGGTAATAGTACTAGCAAAATCTCTATTATAACGATTTTTTGCTAATTCTCTAATTGTTGTTAAAGTTTTTATAACAGGTTCTTCTAAAGTATATACCCCTTGTTTAGCAATATCTAATTCACACACCGCATCAGATATTGTTTTAGCAGATTTAAAATCTTTAATAATGTTTTTGTAACATTCTTTAATATTGTATTTGATAATATTAAAACGTCTTTGAAGTGATATTTTATTGCATTTAATCATGATCTTCCTCTAATGTATAATGTGATCCAATTTGATAACGATGTTGTACCCATTCTTGAAAACTTATATCATCTAAAATACTATCCCAAAATTCCTTAGTATTAGTATCTTTAAATCTATATTTTTTTTCTTCAATAACGCCAGTACTTTTATCAACCTTACTATACCATCCTTTTGCGGGTTTTACAACATATCCTGCTTCCTCGGCTACATCAATTAGACCTGAATATTTAGATATGCCACCTTCAAAACTGACAGTAATAGGTATTTTCGATTTTTCTTTAACATAACGAGATTTATCAACATTAATAATAAAACTAAACCCAACTAAATCAGTACCTTCCTTATCTTGTTGTCTTCCTAAAATAAATACCGTAGATGATGAATAATATGACCCTGTGCCACCACCTACGATATCTTTAGGAAACATAGAGTTATGTGCTATAATTCCATTGTTTAGTTGAAAACAGTGGTCATTTTCAACTGTTATATCATATATATCAAAGGGCGAAATTTCTTGTGTTTTAATTAGTTGTTTCATAATATGTTATCCTCATAATTTTTCCAATTTTTGCGATTATTAACACATAAATATTTTAATTTTGTTTTATTGTGAGTTTTTATCATCAATCTATACATAAAATATCCTCAATACATATTCGTTCCTATTTTTAAATTTTCTGCTGATACCCAATCTTTATTTTCATCTAAGAATTTATGATCGTGTGTACATTTTACCACCGTACCATCGTCAAAAGTTAATTCTAAAAATCTTTTATTTTCTGGATTTAAATCAGCAGGACCATATGTGTGAGTTACTTTTTGTATACCAGAAAGCGCATAAACATATTCACCAACCTGAATATCTTTAATTGGTTTATCCCCATCAACTGTTTTAATAAGTGTCTCTCCGCTTAAACACATTTCTTTATAGGTGTGGTTAATGGCAATTAAAGGGATATTTTTTAAGGCTAAATGTGGCGTAATCATTCTAAAGAAACTTTTTAAACTTTTTGCCCTAGACATATCTGCAACTGATTTAGAATCAATAGCATCGTCCACCTCTTTTTTTGACGCTAAATTGCCAATAGAATCAATGACAATTATAATATTATCGCTTCGAGTAAGTTGATTTAATTGATTTACTACTTCAAACTTTAGTTGCTCAACATCTACAATAGGAATATGTACAACACGATTCATATCAATATCGAGCGTATTGAAATAATTAACTGGAGTACCAAATTCAGTATCTAAAAACATTAATACCGCATCATCATATTTCTTTAAATATGCAGCAGATAATACTAACCCAAAAAGCGTTTTAAAATTCTTAGATGGACCGGCAAACATTGTTACTCCAGGTGTTAATCCTCCATCTAATTTACCCGATAATGCAACATTTAACATTGGAATATCGGTTGGAATCATATCTTGCTCATTAAATAATATAGATTCAGATAAAATGCTTGTTTCTTTAATAGTAGAATTCTTGCGTATTTTTTCTAATAAACTCATGATAACCTCTTATAAAAAATCAAATAAATTGTTTTGTGCTTCATTCTTCCAATTCAAAGGTACTAATAACATATCAATACTCGATAGGAAGGTCTTTTCAAACATAGTATTATAGTCTACAAATCGTTCTAAGTCAAGTTCTTTCGGTATTCTATTATGAAAAGCAAATATATCTTCACCAATAGGATTAGGCAATTTCATATAAACAAACTTAATTTTATCACCATCCTGTATTAATTCATATGTTTTATTTAAATTATACTTATTGATATAATGATTGTACAATAAAGATCCTCTAACGTGTACAGGTACTCCGGTATTTATTTGTTTGCCGTTTTCTTTAGTACACACTCCAGGCTTGTATATGGTTTTATTATCCGCATATTTCCACAAATTTGATACGCCTCTGGGAAATGATATATCTAGTATGGATAACTTATTGTATTCTTTCCTGAAGTCCGCTATAAATTGTTGAGTTTTTTCTTCAGTACTATATAAAATTAAATCAAGACTCTTTTTAAGTTTATCCCTAATTATCTTGGGAGTAGAAGATTTAATCATTTCTAACCCCATTATCTTTAATTTGGGCTTGGCGTAATTAATACCTTTTGAATTACATACTGACATAACATACTTCTTAGCTTGTACAGAAATCATGGTATCAACTAAATTTTCACGGGCAAATTTAATCTTATTGTCATACATATTCGTATAATGCGCCAATTCTTCTACACATTTTTTTACATAGGGTTGAATCTTATCATTAGTAATTTTATCAATAAATGCTATCTTTTCCGCTGTAGATTTATTGGGTATATACTTATTAACGAAATCTGATAAATTAATAACAATAGAATCAGTATCAATCAAAACAATACGATCCTTATCTTGCTTTAATAATGAATTGATATAAGTATTTAACCTATCAGATACCCAACGAATAGTCAATTGTCCAGAAAATGTAATCCCCTCCGCCATTCTAAGATCAAAATATCTAAAATTATCTGTACCTAATGCCCCGTAAAGAGAATTTAGTAATATTTTCATAGCCTTCTGTTTATTATTTAAATCAGAATATCTATTTTTCTTAATAATATATTCATTAGTTGTTTTGTCAATATTTTCTAATTCTTTTTCGACAATAGCTAATTCTTTATTATATTGGGTTCTTTTATCGAAATATAATTGAATTAGAGTTGGGAATACGCCTCTTGTACCTTTTTTAAAACAACAACCATTTGCGGTCATTGTAAAATCATTCGTATATAGAGCAGAAGTATCCACCGATTCATTTAATAATTCATTGACTGATGTTTTTATTCTATATTTGGTGATTTTTTCTGGACTAATTTGATAGGACATAATTAGACTAGGATATAGAGAAGTAACATCAAGACTAACTACCCAATCATGTCTGCCAATTAAAGGTGGTTTAACATATCCGCCACCATATGAACGAGTTTTGATATTATTAGGATCTTTATTTGGGATTACTTTTTTATTATCATTCAAGTAATTATAGACAATAACATCCCAGGTTTTAATTGGTGAAAAGACATCTTCATATTGTATTTTAGCATCATAGGCCATTGTTAAAGCTAAATTCAATAATTTTAGTTTATCTTCCAATTTGTGTATGAGTACGGTATCTTGAATATTATACTCGATAAACAATTGACGATCTTTAGTATAAAATTCCTTAAATGATTCATAAGGATTTTCTACTTTAGTTTCGCCCAATTCTATACTACTGATATAACCTAGTGTATAAGATTCTTGAGAATTATAGGTGAATTTCTTATAGAGTATTAAGTAATCTAATTGTGAAATACCCGCAATATCGACAGTATGATATTCTTTTTTAGCAATTAAGCGAGTACGTTTATAGACATCATGATAAGGTGACATTTTATTTGCTATATCTTCACCTAGAATTTGCGCTATTCTATTATAAAGATAAGGCATATCATAATTAGTACAATTCCAACCCGTTATAACATCTGGATAAAAACGTGTCCAAAATGCTATAAAATTTCTTAATAGACTAGCTTCATCGTGACATTCTAGATATCTAAGATTAGGAATACCAGGATTATTAAATGGGTATAAACCAAATGTTATTATTTGCTGTTTATTAATATCTTCAATAGTAATTAATTGCACTCGTTCGGTAGCGTTTTCTGGGGATGAATAACTATTTTCTACTTCGGTTTCAATGTCAATAGCATAAATACGAAGATCATTAAAATCCCAATCAATATGTTTAGGATAATATTCATTGATGAATTGATAAATAGGACCGGGAGATGTATGGACAGTATTATTATCTTTAAAGGTATAAAGATCGCCCATACTCCCCAATTTTATAGGATAAACTTCCTTATTATACAAATCAGTCCAACCATTTACAACATTTTCTTTAGGTTTATTAGTACTCCAAATTGTAGGCTGAAATTTTACTTCATTAGTAACACGACTACCATTCAATATTTCCCGAATATATAGCGTGTTACCTTTCTTATAAACATTTGTATAATAAGGCATAATTTAGACAATAATTTTGTTAGGTGGTACAACAAGATTAGAAAATAAGGTGTTATAATTAGCGAGTACTTCTGGGTGTAGGTTTCCAGAACCAATTATAGCATTAGCGTTCAACAAAATCTCCCCCTCTGAATGTGGCATAAATGGACTAAAACCAGATGATAGACCGCCTTCAACTTTTTGATAAACAATAGATACAGCGTTTTTAATCACAAAAAAATCCTCTTCATGACTAACAATTTCACAAATAATTTCGTCATTGGTTACTAATTTAAATAGTTTAATATCACTCATCTTATACCTCTCTAGCAAATTTAGAAAAATCGGGGGCTACATAATTTGGGCCTTTTAAAATTTTACCATCTTCTCGTCTAAGTACTTTTCCGGTAGTAGGATCAATTTTAGACATATTAGATTTCACAACTTCATTCCACACTTCTTCGCCATTAATACCAGTAGAATGTAATGCACCTAACGTCACAACAAGAATATCGGCTAATTCTTTAATCGTATTAGTAAATTCTGTTGACTCAAATAATTCTTGAGTTTCTTCTTTGATTAAGTTGAGATATAAATCTAATTGGTTTTGGTTATATTCGGTAACAGTTTGACCGGAGGCTTGCATAAACACACTTTGGTCATTGAAAACATTGCTCATATATTTACTCCAATAAAAAAGGGGAAGATAGGTTATACCTTCCCCATAATGGTACTACAATTTAGTTATTATGTCAAGCGGACGTTTCGGTTAAAAGTTCTGGTTCCTTATCTTTTGGTAACATTCCGCGAACTCCAATTTCAATCTTCCTGGGCATTTTGCTTTCTGGAATTACATTAACGAGATAAATTCGTAAAATTCCATCGACAATTTCTGCACTTTTAACTTCGACTGTATCTAATAATTTGATACTTTTACTAAAACTCCTTGTGGCAATTCCTTTATGAATATATTGATAATTATTATCAACATTTTCCTTTGATTTATCCCCTTTAATTGACAAAAGATTATTATCTACCATGACATCAATATCATCTTTTGAAAAGCCTGATACTGATAATTCTACAATATATTCATAATCATTAATTTTGATTATATTGTGTGGAGGATATTTATCTACTTCTGCGCGTTGTGATCTAGTTAACCTATCTAGATCCGCAAGAATAGTATCGAATCCTAATGTAGAATGATATAAAGGTTGATATGTTCTCATTATTTTTTCTCCTATCTCCTAATAAGCGAGATGTTATGTTAAATTCGCCCAAATAAGTCGGCGCGAATTATTTACTATTGCAGTAAATTCTGTTATTCTGGTTCTTGGTCTGTATCAACACCAGATAATTGTTCATTAATTTTTGTGATTTGGGCTTCCCCTTGTTGCTTAATCTTTTTAATAAGCTCATTAATACCTTCTACGGGTTTTGATAATGTATTTAGTATTGTGTTAATTTCTCCGACCTTTAGTACAAGAGAAAGTTCAGTATCTTCGTTCATTATATACTCCAATTAATATTTTTTACCAATATGATATTTTTCGACTAATTCCCATTCATGCTTTTCTTTATAGGGAATAATTTTAATAGTTGATAATGTAACTTGTTCTGTATATTTATTGGGATTAAGGATAGTAATTAAACCCCATTCTTGTAACAACTTAGCGATAGTATTTCGACGTTTAACATCTTCTACCGATAAGGACGAAAACTTACCATCTAAAGAAAACAATTCCTTATAATGGACAATAAAATAGCGCCCTTGCTTATGTAATACACAACAACTTTGAAATAATTTCTTATCTTTCTTAGAAGCAATACCAATACGGGTTAATGTTTCTTTTACTTTGAGAAAATTGTCGGGTGTTTTAAATGTAATCTCCAGCATTGACTCTGGAGACCAATCATATAAAATCACATCATTTGTTATTTGAGAATTATCCATCATTTTGACCACCTTTATTCAGTTTTTCTTTGATATATTCTATTTGACTATCACTAAGTATTGATAACGCTTCAATAGCTTTTTTGGTAGAATAATTGTAATACTCTTTGATAGCATTAATATTTATATCATTTTTATTGTCGCGTTTATCCCAATCTATATAACGCTTCTTTTTAACGATGGTATAAAAATAAAAATCATATTGCATTTTAGCGGAAATATTATGATTACTATTGATATAATTCACATAAAATATATTCTCTGGAAAATATGATAACGCTGTATTGACTACATATTTATTATATACAGCATTAAATTCTGGATCATTACCTAAGTATATTTTAGTATAATGAATCGAATTAATAATATCAAATATTGTCATTTAAAACCTAACTCCTTTACGTTTTCATCAGACATCATAAACTTAGTTAATGGATATCTTAATGCTAATATTTCTAATAAATCTTCTTTAGTCTTACCTTGTGTAATAAATTCATTAGTGTGTCGCCCGTGTACTAGATAAAGATTGTTGTACTTAGTAATGATAATATCTACCGTGGAAATTTCTGGAGTAGAATGTTCCATAACCATTTTACGAAACATAAAAAACTTCCCTATTATAAATCCTATGTATAATATAATTATAGATTGTAAAAGTGAAAATAGTATATCCATATCAAATAAAAGAACATTCTCGCATAATATCTGTTAATAAAGATAACAAATTAATTTCAGGGTGTGCTACAAAAACTGTTTCATATTGATAGCGAGCAATTAAAGTAACTAATACTGGGACACTTTCTGGAACTAAATTACCATCAGCATTCTCATATAATTCTAGGAAAATCTTGTTAACATCTACATCATTATTTGCTTTAACCCATTTGCGAGCATCTGTAAACCGTTTCTCTTTCAAAATCTTAAACAATGCTTTATAGGTTTCGCTAGACAAATTGAGAAGAATGCCAGAATCAATATGACCAGATACCGAATAACGCTGAATCTCATTAAGAATACGTCGATAATCTGGAAAATAACCCTCAATTAATTTAGCAATACTCTTAATATCATAT